CCGCCGTCTACGCCGCCGACGCCGCCAACGCCGCCGTCTACGCCGCCTACGCCGCCGACGCCGCCGACGCCGCCGACGCCGCCGACGCCGCCAACGCCGCCGTCTACGCCGCCTACGCCGCCGACGCCGCCGACGCCGCCAACGCCGCCGTCTACGCCGCCGACGCCGCCGACGCCGCCAACGCCGCCGTCTACGCCGCCGTCTACGCCGCCTACGCCGCCGTCTACGCCGCCGCGCGCGAGGAGATCAAGCGAGCTCTCATCGACGCCCTAGTCCGTATCTGCAAGGTGACCCCATGACGACACTGACGCGCGCAAGTCTATCCCCGGACCAGGCCGACGCCTACGACGCTATCCTCGCTTGGCGCGACAACCCACCTATCAGCGGCTTCGGCGGACGCGAAGGGCGTCAAACGCTCACCCTAGGGGGCTTTGCAGGAACCGGCAAGACGACGGTGCTTTCCGTCTTCGCCAAAGAGGCCGGCATCGCGCCTCTCGCGTTCGTCGCCTTCACCGGCAAAGCCGCCAGCGTCTTAGGCAGAAAGATGAAGGCGTCCGGCGTCGACACAACGAACAAGCTCGTCTCCCCCAAAGACAGAGATGCCGGCAACTGGAGCAATAAGCCTTACTGCGGCACGATCCACTCCCTCATCTACCGCCCGTGCGACTGCATGACGCCGCGCGAGAAGGGGCAAGCGCCCGTCGAGCGCCCGTGCAAGATCTGCTACGAGAAGCACTTCTGCAAGCGCTCAAGCTTGGACCGTGACTACGCGCTCATCGTCGTCGACGAGGCAAGCATGGTTTCCGACGACATGCTCGACGACCTACTACACTTCGAGGTGCCGATTCTAGCCGTCGGCGACCACGGCCAGCTGCCCCCCGTCAGAGGCACCGGGAGTCTGATGCGCAATCCCGAGATTCGCCTCGAAAAGATTCACCGGCAAGCCGAAGGTAACCCCATCATCGCTTTGAGCAAGGCGATTCGCGAGACGGGCGACTTCGATGCGCGCTTTGCCGACGGCACGAAGGTGCGCTTCGGCAGCTTGCGCGACATCAAACGGGAGGTGCAGTTGCACTTCAGTAGCAGCGCCGGGCAAGACTTGTTCGGCCGCGCCCTCATCTGCTACACGAACAAGCGCCGCGTGGGGCTCAATATGATGGCGCGCCAAACGCTGGGCTTGAAGGGGCCGCCGGTGAAGGGCGAGCAAGTCATCTGCCTGCGCAACATGCGCGACAAGGGTGTCTACAACGGCATGCGGGGGCGGCTCACGACAGCCTCGCTGCAAAGCGAGAAGGCGCCGTGGATCTACAGCGCTTCGATCGAGTTTCCCGACGAGGGGCTGAAGGCGCAGGGGTTCGACATGTGCGGAGCGCAGTACAATCGCGAAAAGACTTTCGACGATGTCACCAACGCGCGCGAGGAAACGGGCATCGACGTCTACTCGTGGGATGGCTTGGGGGCGCTCTTCGACTTCGGCTACGCCATGACGTGCCATAAAACCCAAGGGTCCGGCTTTTCCGACGTACTCGTAATCGCCGAAACCTACGGCATGCCTCTAGACACGGCCACAAGGTGGAAGTACACGGCCGTCACGAGGGCGGCGGAAAGACTGGTGGTGCTTAGATGAAAAAGCTCAAAGACAAGCCGTACGTCTCCAACTACCCGCCCCTCGACGCGTGGCTGAAAGAGCACGACGGGCGCTGTAATTGGCAGCTGCCCCTCGGCGACCCCGATGAGCCCCGAGGCTACGTTGAGTGCTGGCAGGTCGGAAAGGGGCTCGCGCTCATCATCGTCCACGCCAAGCAACTCGGCTGGGAGCTCTACACGGCCCCCAATACGAATCGAATCGACGAAACACTCATAGACGCCGCGCTCAGGCTCGGCTTTCACAAGGAAGAAAAGCCATGATGTCTCCCGAAGTAATCCGCGACCTCGCCGACGACGCCGCCCGCAAAGCCGCGCGTCTCAACAAGCGCCCCTACGCCATCTTCGACGAGGCGGAACTGGCGCGCTTCGCAAAGCAGGGGAAGCTCCCCTTCCCCTTCATCGGCAGCTATCTGCCGCCCGGCTACGAGAAGTGCGGCGAGTGGTTCGTCGACGCCTCCGGCTTCGGCGCAGAAGACGAGCCCGCCATGACCCGACGCGCCGTCTTCGTCGAGCTCGAGGAGCACATGAAGCAGGGCAACCTATACTGCTACGCCATCACCGAGGCGGGGCAGTTTCAGGTCTACATCGGCATCTTCAGAAAGGTAAGCAAGTGAAACTCTCACTCATAGCTGCGCTATCGCTGGCGCTCGCGAGCGCTGCGTGCGGCGCGGCGCCTAGCGGGACGCCGGCACCGCAACCAAACCCGTGCGCGCCGGCACCCGACACTGGCATCTGTGAGCGCTACGTCGCAGCGTGCTCGGGGAAGTACCCGACGCAAGTCGAGATTCCCTCTAGCTGCCCGGAGGCGGATGTTGCCCGTATCTGCGGCGACACCGAGGCCGCTTTGCCGGACCCGAGCGCGTCGACGGAGAACGTGTGCGCGGAGGACTACCCAAACTACTCCGCGCCATGGGCCTGGTGCTGTCGGGGCCTCGCCGTCGTCAACAAGGGGGCGCGCGGTGGCTACGAAGCTAACTAAAAACCAGCGCGCGCTTCTCGTACTTTTGCGAGAGCTTACCAGCGTAAACGCGATGAGCCTGTCCAACGTCGATAAGCGCATCGCGGCCGGCTTGCTGCACCGCAAAGAGCCGTTGGTCATAGCGGTTCCGTGGCATCAGTACGGCAACCCCTCCGGCCCGACGTACATGCTCAATGACGCGGGGCGCGCCGCGATGAAAGAGGCGGGCGATGATTGACGACAAGCCGCAAGCGAAGCCTTTCGAGGTAGCCCCCGAGGAGGCAGCGCGTATCGCCGAGTGGCTCGCCACAAGAGGGGGCCTCGCAATCTGGCGCAGCGTCAACCTCAGTAACGCCGGGGCCACGTGGGGCACGCCGGTGAACCGCGCCGACGGCACCCCGACGCCCGCGCCAAGTTGGGAGTGCGAGAAGACCCCGTCGCGCGTCATCACAAGCGAGGACGACATCCACGTAGTCACGCGCAAGGAGGTGAAACGCTTCCGCGTTCGCATCCGCACCAGCACCAACGGTTTGATGACGAAGCTTCAACGGAGCAGCGCGAGCCACCTCGAAACGGTGCTTGCGAGCGTGTCGAAGAAAACGGGGTTGGAGCCCGCCTACCACTTCGACTACGACACCCAAGAAGCCGTCATCACCGTACCCTGCGACAGGGTGCCCCTGGCTACCTTCCTCAAGAGGCGCTGATGAGACACAAAAGCTGCGCATGTATCCTGCGAGCGTTGCAGGCTGCGCTAGAGATTGCTACCGTTGACGCAGCTACGACGCCGCTAGCGTCAGACGGTACCTACATCACCCAAGGGCGTCGACCGAAGAGAGCCGAATCATGTCTACTACGTTTACCATCACACGTGAGCCCGTCAGCACTATCGTCGACAACGTCCTGATTTTGGGGAGAGACCCCCTTGGGCCGTTTGCGACGGAGGAAGACTTCGAGGCGTGGGTCGCGTACGTGAAGGTGCGCGTAGCCATCTTCAGCCAGCTTCGCATCAGAGTGGACGTGCGCAGCGTCAACGAGGCGAATCAACGCAATCTCATCGTCTGCCTCGCGAGCCTGAATGAGCTCGTCATCCACGACGCGCTTCAGCGCATCCATCACCAATGGATGGCCCTCGGCGCCCCCCGAGCAGAGCTCGAGGACGTCGACGATGATGACTTGTACGAAAAGCCGACTATCCCCAGCATCAAGGCACCCGCTGCATGAAGCCAAACAAGCGCTCGACTATCTCCGCCTCCTCTTTCGACGAGGAGCCACCCGCCACCGTGCCGGAGCCGGTGACGTGTAAGGTGTGTAAGGGCGAGAAGATCGAGCGCTTGCCGCCGACGGATGCCGCTGACTACCGCGCGGTGCGCTGCACGCACTGCGATGGTACTGGCCTCGAGCCCCCGGAAGACGGCCCCCCGACACCGCGGGTGGACGTCAGCGCAAAAGCAGTAGGCAAGAGCGGCGAACGCCGCAAGATGCAGCAACGACTACCGCCGCCTAAGAAGAGGAGAGACGACTAATGAATCCGCGAGACAATACGAAGAAGCCCGAAGGCAAGAAAGACACGACTGCGCCGAAGGCGAAGAAGGGGCGCGTCATCAACCGGGGGCACAACCCCTCGCGCACCTACTTCTCCAACGCCGCCACGATGGCGAGCGTTGACAAGGGCAGCCACAATCCGCATCATCGGGGCGATGCGGGCTGGGGCGTAGCCAAGCGCGAGCCCCGCTTCGCTATCTTCCGCTACGAGTACGGCACCGACAAGAACGGTACGAAGAAACTCATGCTCCTCGCCGTCCTGCGCGACGCTGTCGTGTCGCGCAAACAGCAAGAGGCGTTTCAAGTCGACTCCGACGGGCGCTCAGCGCGCGCCGCCGAAGCGCCGAAAGAGGGGAAGTGATGCGCCTCAGCGCCAATAGCGGGGGATTGAATCCACACAAGCAGTGCGCCTGCTGCGCCGTCAATGAGGACCCTCCCCCGGAGCACGGGGATGCCGTCGTTCTCACGCTCATCTTCGCCGAAGTCGAGGGCAACACCGACAGCATCAAGAATTCACTGTGTGAACGGCACAAGAAGTACCTCGAAGGGGGCACGACGCTCGCTTCGATGGTGCAAGACGGGGCCGACGAGTCTATCGTCAACAAACTGGTGGAGTCGTACCTCGGCGGCGCACCGGAAAGCGAGGAGTCGTGAGAAAGACCTACGTGCGCAAGAAGCAGCCGCTAATCGCTCTCGTCCGCGAATTGCAGGAAGCGAATCGAGACCTGCGCGGCAAACTGGGGGATGCCAATCAAGCGCGCATGGCGCTTCAAGGGGCGCTGGATGCCACCGACGAGGCTGTGAAGGCGCCGCTCGGCGCTATCTTCGCCATCGCTAGAAGTCAGAGGGGGGAGCTGTGGCAAGTCGTCGGCGACCTCGCCGGGGAGACGCTGGAAAAGTTCGAATGATTACGTTCAAGGAGATGCGTAAGTGTGTACGGCGATACGGATGCATAGTTCTCAAGGACGGCACCGACGTGGTCGCGATCGACTTCACACTTGAGGAGCTGGACAACCTGTTCGCTCTGGCTGGTATCTCGGTAGACGACGATACGGATATGGAAGACGGGGATGTCGGCCCGTCCGCATAACTGGGGAGAAGAAAAACATGAGCATGCGCATCCGCGACTACGGCGGGGGCGAGTGGGCTATCGAAAGTGACGCTTTCAGCCCCGCGCTCTTGAAAGAGGCGCGCGCGACGCCCGGATTGATATTCGATAGGGAGCGCCGTGTATGGGTTGGCTATCGAGACGCCGTAGCCGTCGCCACGGCGCGCCTCCGCGCCAAGGGGCTCAGGCTACAAGGCGATGTCGAGAGGATTCCACTCAACTCGCCGACGCGCGTGCAGCCTAGCTACGAGTCGTCCCGCGACTTCCAGAAGACCGCCATCGACTTCCTCGTCACACACGCCGACGAGGGCGCGCTTCTCGCCGATGACTTGGGCCTCGGCAAGACGCACTCCGCCCTCCGCGCCGCGCGCGCCTTCAAGGAGCCGACGCTTGTAGTCTGCCCGGCGTTCGTCACGGGCATCTGGGGCGACGACGAAACTTCGGAAGTACGCAAGTGGTGGCGTGACGCTTGGCCCCCGCGCGTACTCGAGGGCATCAAGGCTGGTCCTTGGTATGTGGTGCGTGAGCAAGAGTACGATGAACTGACGTGCGCTACGCCGCGTACTTGGTACTGGCGGGGGAACGAGTCGCTGTCGGGGCAGTGGGTGACGAAAGAGAAAGACGCGACACTCTTCTGTGCACAAGCGGACGCCGAAGACTTCATCGTACGCAAGTGGGGCCCCGGAGAGCGCGAGCGTCTCGCCCCGCAGGTGGTGCCTGCTCCGGTGGCGGCGCAACCGCTCACTATCTGTAACTACTCTATCCTGTACGCCTGGGCGCCGCATCTCATCGGCGTCGTCAAGACGCTCATCTGCGACGAAGCGCACTTCATCAGCAACGCGAAGAGCGGTAGGAGCAAGGCGATGGCGAGTATCGCGGCTGCCTGCGCGCACAGGATTGCGCTGACAGGCACGCCTTTGACGAACCGCCCGCGAGACTTGCACAACCTCGTCGACACTATCTCCCCCGGAAGGTTCGGGGGCTTCGTCTCCTACGGCATCCGCTACGCCAACGGACGAAAAGAGGAGATATCCGTCAAGGGCATCCCTCGCGCGGTGTGGCGCTTCGACGGCGCGACGAATCTCGAGGAGCTGAATCAGCGCCTCTCGTACTTCATGCTTCGGCGCACGAAAAGCGAAGTCTCTTTGCAACTGCCGCCTCGTACGCTGCAGACGCTCCTCATTGACGTCAAGAAGAGCTACATCGCGGCGCCTAAGAGTATCATCAACGCCACGCGCGTTAGCGAGAAGGCGCTGAGGCGCGCGCTAGACTTAGCTGCCGACGGGAAGCTCCCGACGATTGTTGATATGGCAACAAGCCACGTTGAGGCGGGGCACAACGTTGTCGTCTTCTGCTGGCGCCGGAGCGTATGCGAATACTTGGCGCAGGCGCTCTCGCGCGTGCTGGAGCTTCCGGCGCGCGTCAACTTCATTCACGGCGGCGTCAGCTTGAAAGAACGACAGCGGCGCATAGCCTCGGATTGGCGCGTGCTTGTTGCCAACATCGACGTTACCGCAGGCGGCATATCGCTGACGCGCGCCGACGTGGGGCTCTATGCGGAATTGACGTGGGAGCCGCACGAGATTCTACAGACGATGGGGCGGCTACACCGCCCCGGGCAAACGGAGCCGACTCTATTCCAGTTCCCACTCGCACGCGGCGCCGTAGACGAGCTTCTCGCCAAGAGTCTCATCAGCAAACTCGAGGTGTTCGAGAAAGTCATCGGCAAAGTCGACGAGAAGCTGGGCGCCAGCCTAGATTCGACGCGCGAGAAGGACACTAAGGCGCAGTTGAAGAGCCTCTACGAGAGGCTGAAGAAACAACAGGAGGCAGAGGCATGAAGAAGAAAGCTACCGTGCTCGAAGTGCTGCGCGAAGCCCGCGCCCTCATCCGCCAAGGGTGGACCAAGAACGCGGCACAAAAGAGATTGCCTAACGGCAAGATTCTGTACTGCATCGTAGGCGCTTTGGGCCGCGTGCCGGGGGCTACCGGTGTCACGTACGAGTTGGCTAAGTACGAACTAGAGTGCGCCGGCAACATCCCCAGTGTCATTGGCTTCAACGACGCCCATAAGACCACCAAGCGTCAGGTGCTCGCGCTCTTCGACAAGACAATCAAGCGGCTCATTAGGGTAGGTAAGAAGGCATGAACCAGCACTCCAACGGCAAGTTAGCCTACAGCCTCGGCGACATCGCCGACATCACCGCTAGCCTCAAGAAGGCTCGCGACGGCTCGACGCTGCCCGAAGTCTTCGAAGGCCTCGACGGCCCCGCCATTAGGCGCTGTCTCATCGCGCTCGGCGTCATCAGGCCGGGCACCCTCGACGACCCGACTCCGCAGCGTTTTCTAGAAGAGGGCGCGGCGCTGCGCCGACGCGTCTACGATCCGAAGGGCAAGACGTCAGCCTCCGCCGGCTACACCGGGCAGAAGAAGGTGTGGCGCGCGCCCCCGACTTTGCGTGTCGACCACTGGGGGCAGCGAGAGGCGCGCCGCGTGATTGCGCGAGACAACGGGCAGGCGTCGTAAGCGCGCTATACTAAAACCCATGCCGCTCGCACCTCTCTATATCGGCGAAGTCGTCCATCACACCAAGCAGGGCAAGTGCCATTGGCACCCCGACGGCGCTGTCTACAGATACGCCCCCGCGCCAGCGAGCGCGCGTGAGATTGAAGACTTCGGCGCCGGTGACACCGAGGCAGTCCGTATCTTCGTCGGCTTCAACGTTGGCGGCACGCCGACACACACGTTGAGTCAAGTTGCTGACGCCGTCTACGAGATTCGCAAGCGCCAAGGTGCCTCGGGCGACGCCAGCTTGCTGCTCCAAAGGGGTATCTACGAAAGCGACGGGGAGCGTGTCGACGAAGACAGCGCACAGATCGTCATCCTCAACTTGAGTGGGGAGAAGAATTTCACGGCGCATATGCTCGCCTTAGCCGAGCGCCTGCGCGAACAGCTAAGCCAAGAGCGCGTCATCGTCGAGATGCAGAAGGGGGGCGTCGTGCAGCATGTCTACAGCGCTACGGACCCCGCCGTCATCGAGAGAGAGCGCCAGAAAGCCGGCGAGAAAGCCGGTGATGGATGACGCCGCTACCTCGAGTATGGGAACTCGCGATGACCAAACGCTTCAAGGCGTATAAGGGCGCGCCCATCTCTATCGAGGAGGCGTACGCCATCGTCTACGAAGTCGCCGCTGAGATGGGGTTCATCGTGACTGTCCGGGGCGCCGTACGCAACGACGATAGAGGTAACATCATCATCAACGGCTGGACGTTCGCGCCGGGAATCGACGCTGGGCTAGAAGTGGCTTACCGGAAGATGATGGCGCTCGCCTGCTCAGGTAAGCCCGACAAGCCGAGTAAGCCGCACGCGCCGAAAGCTAACGATGCGTGGGTGGATATCCAGTACCTCCCCGAGCCAAACCAGTGTGCTACACCTACACCATGCGCAAAAGGCATAACCAAAGCCCGCCGTACCAAGCGACGAGCAACAACAAAAGCCGCCGCAAAACCCGCGCGCAAGTCATCGCAGCCCTCATCCCGCCGCCGGTAGCGCAAGGCATCAAGAGTACCGCCTACCTACGAAGCGACTTGGTGAGTGAGACGATTGCGTACTTGAAGAGAGGTACGTCGAGCCCATCGCTGCCGCACGTAGGAAGCGCGCCGATTCTCGATTGGAACCCCGCTGCGGGCGTCACGGTGAGCGGCGGCTTCGTCAGTGCGATTCTAGATCAGAGCGGGCACGGTAATACCGGTACGCCGACGCCGAGCGCTATCGGGGGTACGGGCGGTACTGTCGTCGCCTCCGACGCTGCCTTTGCGGGTAAGCCCAGCATCGCTTTCAGCCAAGCCTTGGCGAAGCCGCAAGGCCTCATCGCCAATCCATTCTCGGGCTACGCATCGGGGGGCTTCACTGTCTTCATCGCGTATATTGACCTCGCGACGCCTGGCGCAGACCCCGGCGGGCTCATCTACTCAGGCAACGGTTTCCCGACCGGGCACCTGACGAGCCAAGCGTGGGACCAGCTCTCTACCGCGTCCGCCGGGGGCAACACCGACGCTCTCGTCGAAGACACGAACACGAGCAGTTTCAATATCGCCCCCGACTGGGCCCTCACGGGGGCGGGGGCGCTGTACGTCCACCAGGACGCTGGGACCAACGCGTCTCATATCGTGAGGCTCAACGGTTCGACGAAAGCGCGCGGCTCAACGCTTAGCGCACTCGACCCCGGCCCCGGGCCTGCCGGGACGCAGACGTGGGTACTCGCCAGCGGCCCCGGCGCTCGTCGTACAGGTAGGTTCGCGAGGGTGCTTATCTACCCTTCAGCTCTTTCGGGGGGCGACATCGCCCTAGTCGAGGCCTACTTCACCGCCAATTACGGAGTCTAATCATGGGTGCAGGCGGCTGGCGGGTACTATTCGGAGGGCTCGTAATAGTAGCCGCCGTCGTGGACGCCAGAAACATCGAGAAGAGCCGCAAGCGCCGACGCCGCCGCTAGGGGCACCTCCTCTATAGAGGTGCGTAAGCCGGGTAGCGCCGCCGCCCTACGCGTGCGATACTGGCGACATGGGTGCACTACGTAGCTCGGGCGCAATTCGTAATACAGAGCTGGCCTACCTCTCCAGCATCGAGATTCTGGCCCTAGCGCGAGCGCAGGCCGCCGAGAAGTCGATCGCTGCCGGGGCGTTCTTACAAGGGGGCAACTCCTTCGCCGCGCCTGCGGTGTTGGGCACCAACGATGCTAACCCCCTTCTCATCAGAACTAACGGTGTGACACGCGCTGAGGCGGATACCTCAGGCAATTTCTTAGCGAACTCGTTCGACACGCTAAGCGCTACAGGGCTCACCGTCGGGGGCACCAACGCTACCTCCATCACTCTCGGGGGCAGTGGCCACCCGGGACTTACGGCAACAGTAGGAGTCGTCAGCGTCACGAGTAACTCTACGGGCACCATGCTGTTCGGAGGTAACGTCAACATCGACACGACTAGTGGCAATTTGAACCTGGGCGCCGCGAGCGGCGGTATCGCCATCAACATCGGGCTGCCGTCAAACACGCTCGCCGTAGCGGCGTCGACCTACACATTTCGCGGCACCGCTACTTTCACAGACGTAAACAACAACACCTGGCTCACGAACAGCGCTGTCGCGGGCGCAGTCAACTTCGTCAATATCTCTAACAACGCCACCGGTAGCGCGCCTAAGATCGTCTCGACGGGCACTGACGCAGCGGTCGGTCTAGCCATTGCTACTAAGGGCGCAGCGATCATCAATATGACGAACGCGACGGGCGCGCAGCTCTCCGGCGCCGGCCAAAACATCGTCTTCGCCGTCATCAACAACGGCGGGGCGTCGACGAGCGGCTGCGCGACCTTCGCGGGCGGCGACAGCAGCGGCACGAGCCGTATCATCGTCGACTTCCGCGAAGCGGCGGCGCTCGGCACCGTCGTAGGCTCTATCGCCATCACGACGGCGGCAACCGCCTTCAATACGAGCTCCGACAGGCGCCTCAAGAAAGACATCGTCGACACGCAACGAGGGCTTGCCGAGATTCTCAAGATACGTGTGCGCGACTTCGGCTTCAAAGTCGACGCCGATGGTGTCGCGAAGCGCACTGGCTTCATCGCGCAGGAGCTCATCGAAGTGGTACCGAGCGCCGTCACCGTCGAGGCCGAAGGCGCCAAGTACATGCAGGTCGACTACTCCAAGTTGACGCCCTATTGCGTACGCGCTATCCAGCAGCTGCACGCGCGCATCGAGCAGCTAGAGTCGAAGCTAGCCGCCTAACCTCGCGCGTAAGCGCAGGTGGGATAATGAAAGCGGGCACTCAGCGCCCCGGCGCCAACAGCCGGGCGCAAGAAGCGACTCTCACAGAGCTCGAGAAGTCGGAGCTGAAACGTCTAAACGAAAAGAATCAACAGCTCCAGACAAGTTGGCTTCAGCTTACTCTTAGCTTTGAGTTTCAGCGGCGCGCCTACGAGGCGCAGCGTGCGAAGCTGCTCGATGAGATTGAGCGTGCTTCGGGGGAGCTACAAAGCCGCTCTAAAGAGATTCTGCTGGCGCACAAGCTTGATACCGCTAAGAACTGGGACGTCGACTGGGGCGCGGGCACTATCAAGCTTTCTGGGCAGGCGTAACCCCCTGTATGTGTAGCCGACTGCATGCCTAAGGCGTATACTCGTACGCATGGGTGCTGTAAGGAGCTCTGGCGCGATACGCAACACGTTTCTCGCCTATCTCGCGTCAGAAGTACAGCTGGCGCTAGGTAAAGCCAACGCCGCCGCTACGGCGGCGCCGTACCCGCGCGTCAGTATCAACGCACAGTACAAGGCGGCGGACGGCGCCGACGCGGCGGGGCGCCTCAATATGGGCCCCGCCACTACGCGCGCGTTCAACGTGCTCATGTCGCTAGCTGGCGTCGGCGGTACGGCGCAGAAAGGTGCGGGGGGGTACCTGTACTTCCTGCCCGGCGCCTACTCGTGGCAGGTGGGGCAGCTCCTCGTTCTAGGCACGCCCAACAACATCGAGTTTCTAGGCATCGACGGTGAAGGCGCGACGATCTTCCCCGACTTCGCCAGTGCGGGGGGCGTACAGACTCTCCTCACAGTTGGCGGGCAGGCCGGACAGAACATCACTCTGCGGTTAGAGGATATCAACTTTGCGAGCAACAACACAGGTATCCTCACGCCCGATATCGATAAGATCTTGCTGACCTCCTCCGACATCAACGTCGAGATGGAGCGCGTAGGATTCTTCGGGTTGAACGCCACGCCGTCGCTCACAAGCGGTATGGAGGGGGCGCTGTCGCTCAACGCGTGCACCGGGCTGTACTGCCGTCAAGTCACTGTCAGCGGGTGCTCAGTCTCCAACGGAGGCCACTGGTTCGACATTATCGGTAACTCCTACAGCACGATCTTCGTGGGCTGCAACTTGCTCACGGCCGGCTACAACGGGGGCGGTGTAGATAAGAGCTCTGCTGCCGCAGCCTCCGTAGTCCACTCGCAAGGCGGCTCGCCGTTCGGGCAATCAGCGCACCTAATATTCATCGACGTCGCCTTTGGGCTAAACGCTCAGCGAAGCGTTTGGTCCGATACACAGGCGGGGCAGTTCAACGACTCCGTTATCTTCGACGGCTGCACATGGCTAGACGGCAGTAACGCGGGCGTAGCCATCGACGCGCACGACACTACTAGTGTCATCGCGAACGGGTGTACATTCGGGGCCAACGCTGCGGCCGGCCTCATCGTGACGCGTTCAACCGGCAATGTCACAAATTGGACTTTCGAGGATTGCATCTGGCTAAAGTTCGCTTTCGTCGCAGCCGATCTGCTCGGGGTCGCCAACGCCACCTTCCGCAGGTGCACAGGGTTCACGGGTGTCAACGCCAACACGATGACACTTCGCGCCGGCAACGGGCTGCTTCTCTTTGAGCAGTGCGACGGTATCCCAGGGTTTACTATTGTCGCCAACCCGACGCAGTTGAAGTATAAGTTCTCCGCAACGACGGTGAATACTACCAACGCGGCGCAGACGGCGACGCTCCTCAGCTTCCCGGTGCTTCCGGGGATGAGCGCCCAGTGGATCGCGGACGTCGTTGCGCGCGCTACGTCCGCCCCCGCGGGCGGCGCGATAGGCGACTCCTTCTTCTTCGCAGTGCCGCAAGGCGCCAAGAACGTTGGGGGCGTTATCACTACGTACCAGGCTACCGCGGGCGCGAGCAACACGTACGGTGACGCTACGATGAATTCGGTGGCCCTCGCGGCTCCGACATCTGGGGGCGGTATCGTGAACGTGCGCGTCAATCAGGGTGCAGGTGTCGGCAACAATAATACCTGGACCGGCGATATCGAAGTCAGCGTGGGGTAATCGATGGGTGCGACAGGGTCTACCGTAAAGTCCCGCGAGGTTCTGCGGGCTAAGATATCTGATAGATCGACGCTCGCCTCCAGACTAGTCGTCAATGCCGGGGGTACGATTCCGAGCTTCGCTAACGTCGCTGCGCTCGCCGCCTTCCCATCTGCGTCGCAACCGTTCGGGCAACTCGCATTTGTACAGACCGTCCAGGCGTATTGGACGTATACGCCAGGCGCCACGGAAACACCCGACGGCATTACCATCATCAACGCGTTGGGCGGAGGGCAATGGATACGCCTCATAGAGCCCAGTCTTTTTTGGCAAGAGCAAGTGCGTTGGGATGTCGACCCCGTAACCGGTAACGACGAGAATAACGGCATCAGTCCTGCGACACCGCTGAAGACGGCCGCCGAGTACACACGTCGTACCGGCACCGGTGACAACCGTGTAGTCTTCGGGCAGGTGGATGTGTTTATACATAACAGCCTTCCGGCGACAGACCAGTTGCTATTCGCTGCGCACTTCCAGAGCCAATCGAGCGTGCTCAACTTCCATGGGGTACCGGCCGTAGCGCACTCGGGCACGCTATCGGGATTCGACCAGTACAACCAGGTCGCCGGAACGGCGACGCAGATTCACGACGCCGCCGCCCTCGACTTTACCCCATTCGTAGGGCAGCAGGTGCTTATCACTAGTGGCGCCGCTGCGGGTAGCCGAGGCAATATCCTCAAGGCTGTAAGCGCCGGTATAGCGCGTCTAGATTGGCTGACGCAGCCTACCGCGGGCAATATCGTGAACCCTACCTTCATAGCGCCCAGCCCGGGCGATACGTATGAGATTCTCACACTCCCGGTGGCGCCTAACTTTGCGCAAGACACCACCGGGTTCAGTAGCGACAACGCCCTGAATGTTGCCCAAGCATTCGTGGAGTTGCTCGACTTCGGTGACGCCGTACCCCCCGACGGTATCGCGAGCTCCACGCTGCCTATCAGTATCTACTACTGCCGCTTTCCTGGTGTGACGGAGGCTGAAGGCAGTAGCTACTTCGGCTGTCTGTTTACCGGAGGTGGATTTAGCCCGCTCATCACTTCCGCACTAACCGTGTGCGGGGTGCTCAACAGCTTCATCTTGTCAGGCAGCGGTAATGGCGTCTTGTGCTATGGCGTCGTCCTGCAGAACAGCAACATAGCCATACAAGAGAACGGCTTCGTCGAGGCGCATACACTAGACTTGGGTATCGGTATATTCGATAGCGATTCGGTCATCACTACTGGTGAGCCGGAGACCGGGTATTTCTTCATCGAGGGTATCCTCTGGGGATCGAACAATACGACCTTCATCTTCAGCCTCACCGCAGGAAGCCAAGTCATCTTGAGCAACTCCTTCGCTACCACGCTCGCCGTAACGGGCGGGGGCGGAGGGTACCATGACGTCATCATCAACGGGCACACGACGTTGCCCGCATTCGATCCCTCTACGGGACTGTTCACGGCGCCAGTGGCGCTGAGCTTCGCGAATATCAAGGCGACTATCGCCGCGGGCGGCTTCAACGGCAACGTGTGGGATCCGGGCAACCCTGTTACTGGGTTCTTCTGTCCTAACGGCGCGCTGACGACTTCGCTACTCACCTCCAACGGTAATGGGAGTGCCGGAGCGGTCACACAGGCGGAAGCGACTACGGAACCTACCTCTAACCCTACGGCGGCGGCTATCGAGTTCGTGGGCGCGGCGGGTGGCGCTAATCCCGGCGCGCGGATCAACAGGGGCCCTCTGGGTACCATCACTACAATGGCGCCGGCATAAGAGATGTCTCTACGATTCTGCCAACACCCGTGGCTCACCGACGTTATAGACACGACGAACGCCGTCGCTACGGCCTCTACAGCTACGCAGTTCGCGCCCCCGAGCGGTTCCGCTGGGATGATAGAGGTACGGGGCGTAGCGCGCCTCACGAGCGGCGCCTCGAGCGGGCACAGCGCTCCGTTCTACCTCGCGCAGGGGTTCAGCGACATCGGCGGCGTCGTCACGATGGAGGGGTCCGTGACGACCCTCGTCGCTATCTCATCGGGTAACGCGGCGCTGTCGACTGTCACCGTCACTATAGGGATCACGGCGAGCAAGGTAACGGTAACAGTTACGGGCATCGCGGCTACGAACATCGAGTGGCTCCTCGATGTGAGGTTTACAGGCAACTAGCTCTTCCGTATGCAGTGTCGACGGCGGCGCCGAGCGTGCTACTCTGCCTGAAGAGGTAGCCCATGTCTTTCGCCATCATCCCCGAATGCCAACTCGCCATCGCCGTCACGGCGGGCGGGCGCTTCCGCTACAAGCACCGCGAGCGGTTCGTGCGTACCCTGCTCGTCTTCTACGCTGCGGCCGGGTTCAATGTTACGGGCCGTACCAACGCCAACGTCGCGGAATTGCGCGTAGGCACGCGCACCCCCGCAACACGCAACGTGTGCCTACAGCAAGGCACCATGAAGGCCCGCGGCTAACCCTTGCGGCGCGTTTGGGGTGTGCCCCTAGACGATCTGCTTTGGTGGTACATCTTCGCCGCCGTTTCGGGTGCGGTGACGGCTTACGCCGTGGCGACTGTGTGCTAAAGTAGCCCCATGAAGCTCGCACCCAGTGTTACGGTCGGTTTGGCGCAAGCGCCCGCAGCTGGGCAGCCCACAGCGGCTAGCCCCTGGTCTACGGGGTTCGTACCGTTCCTATCCGGCGCTGTGGCGCTGGGTACGGCGGGGGCCCTCGCGGGGTACTTCATCACGAAGAAGCCTACGCGCGGCGCCGTAGCGGGGGCAGCAATCGGTATTAGCATCCCCCTCGCCGCCCACCTCTATTCGGGGCTCAGCGGGAATCAGGGGTAGTCGATGACGGCATCTATCGCCTGCCCCCAGGGCTTCACGCTTCTACCCGACGCCGACGTCACCCCCGCAATCAGTGCACGCGCCGTAGCGCTTCTCACGCAGTGGCGGGGGCAACTCGCCGCCGGCACCGCCGTCGTGGGCACCACGCAGAGCGTCGAGTGGACCGGCGAGATTCTCTGCGACTATCGCTTCGAGTGGCATCCCCCCGACGCGCAAAACTCAAGTGAGCACACCGGCGTCACCGTCTACTATTGCAAAGGAGCGGTAGCCTCCCCTTTAGGGCCGAGCTCGGTACCAACCTCGTCGTCGCCGCCGTGTCCTTCGCCGTCGTCGGCAGCGGCCTCGCCCTCGCCGCCTGGGTCCTCCGAAAGCCCCGCCGAGCCTGGAAACGCCTCAAGCCCGCCGGCTACTACGACTACCGGAAGCGGCGCAAGCACAGGTAGCCCCAGCGCGCCTCGGAGGCCCGTCGTCGAGGCCATCGACGCCGTCGAGCACGTCGTCGAAGCCATCATCCAAGAAGTGAAGAAGCTCTAATGTGGCGCAAGCGCACAGGCGTTGGGTGAGGGCAGAAGCGCACGCCGGTCGGCGTCGTCGGCGAAGTCGGTTTAGGAGATTCCCCCGTGACAGCTCTCGACAACGCAATCGCATCTTTGGCGCAAGCGCAAGCTACGTGGAACACGTGGATGGGTGGAAGTCTCCCCGGCGACCTGCAGCATGGTGTAGCCGCCTACCAAGCCGCTGACGAAGCCAGCCTCGCTGCCGCCGCCTACGCCGCCAACCTAGCCCCCGGCACGCCCGCCGCCAACATGGCCCAGGGGAACGCCTTCGCGTGCAGTTCGGCGCGGCTAGCGCTCGATGCCGCGCTAAGCGCTTGGCTGAACCAATACGGGCAGGATGTCGCCTTCTGGCAGTCGGGGAACTACCGCCAGCAAGCGCAGACGATTCTCTTCGCTCTGGCGCCGGCCACGATTCAAGCGGCGCAGGCAGCGGTGCCGCCGGCAAGGTTCAATTTCAACTTGCCTAGAAGCAATTGGCAGCAGGGAAGAGTCGTGGCAACGAACCCTCGTAACAGCCGCGTCGGCGTGGGGCAGACGGCGGCTTCCACCTTCGCCCCCGGGGGCACCGCGACGCCGCTCATCATCTTCTCTCTACTCGGCATCGCTGGGCTAGCGGCGATGGCAATCATCAGCGAGAAGTTCGCAAGCAAAAAGCAGAGGTAGCTATGGGGTGGGAGGAAGGTTACGCGCCGCTCGAGGGCTGGAGTAACTTCCAGTCGCTGTATCAAGACGCCATCAACGCCGCGCCTGCGAAAGGCGCTGTCTTCGTCGAGATGGGCGTCGCTCTCGGCCGCTCCGCCTTCATGATGGCGGATATGATTGCGAAGAGTAAGAAGGACATCACCTTCTTCGCTATCGACCTCTGGGATACGGTGCCAGCTCGCCAGTGGGCCGGTTTTGCCAACGACTTCTTCGGGCAGTTCCTCGAAGGCGCCGTCAAGCACGCTCGGGGGCTACTGAAACACGTACGCATCCTACGCCTCGACAGCGTCGCCGCCAGTAAGGCGTTCGCAGACGCAAGTATAGACTTCTGCTTCATCGACGGAGAACACTGGTACGACCCCGTAAGACGCGACGTTCTCACTTGGCTGCCCAAAGTGAAGCCGGGGGGAGTTATAGCGGGGCACGACTACGATCAGCCCCAGTTGAAGCGCGCCGTCATCGACATCTTCGGAGAAGGCCGTGTGGAGCCGGTGGCTACGAGTTGGCGCGTTCGCGTGTAGCGCGGCACTCTGCGTCGGCTGCGCTGGCTGGCAAGCGACGGCGCTCAACACTGCGAAGACGTGGGCTAAAACTGGAAGCCTCTACAGAAGCCAGCATACGCATGTCGGCATCCGCCCCAGCTTCGATTCAGGGGTAGCTGTCGAAGTGCGCGTCACTACCGACAAGATGCCCTAGAGGCACGTCTGAATGACGGTGGCGAGGATGGCGCCGATGAATAGGCCAGTCACTACCAGCAACCCGAAGTTGACATAGCTACGAATCTTCTCGGCGTGCGCCAACGTCGAGATGTCTACGTCGGTGTCGTCGCGCAGCTTCTTCGACGCGCCCCGTATAGGTACCATGCGTACTGTCTGCTTGTTTTCCTCGGCTACCCAGAGCTCCGCGGTGCGCTTGCCGACGCGGCCGGAGCCGCCGCAGAGGGGGCAGCCCCCGCGGCACATGGGGCAATCGACGGCGGGGCGCTTCATCATCTTACTAGTCTAGCCGATGAAGTACTCGACGCGTACCGGACACCAGGGGAGCCTGAGAAGCCAGTACCACGCGCAAAGGCGCGCTCGCCAGAATGAGGCGCAGTAGTAAACGTCACGCCCGGCCTCGCAGGCGAGCCCGCAGGCGGCGCAGCCGACGACGACACGCCACTTGCCAGGAGGCATAAGAGCGGGGGCGGCTGCGCTACGGAATGGGTGCATATTCATGGGTGGTACTTGCAGGGCAGCGCCTGCGCGCAGCTGGGGCAGAGATTCGGATGCGCCGACTGTTTGAAAAACGCCATCATCCGAGCGCCCTCATCGACAGTCGGCGTCGTCAAGACTTCGTCGCGCACCGGCGGCGCGCTTGCCGGTGGAAACTCCACGAGCACGAATCGCTTGCGGCTCCACCTGAAGCCGCCGACGAGCACACCGTCGATAGCCGTGTGCTTGTCGCCGGGGTAGATGGCGCCTTTCACAAGCTCCCCGTCTGGGTCGTTGCACTTCCACCAGCCGAATTCGCCGGTGACACCTTCGTGGAATCTATCTCGGGGGTAGTCGCCGCCGGCCACAGCGTCGAGCCTAAGGCAGCACATGCAGGGGGCGATGTACTTCACACTGTAGACTTGATTCGACAGTATCGCCCCGTCAGCGCTTCCCATGCCGTCTTTCACCTTGACGAGCATGTCAATTGCTCCCCGAGGGCATCGGCGGCGTCGACGGCGGCTCGTCTAGCGTCTCGCGGAGCTCGGCTTCCCAGTCGTTGGCGCCGCGCGTGACGCCGAGACACAGCCCCGATACTGCTGACTTGAGTGCCGCAGAGATATCTGGCTGGCACAAGACGCAGTCGGCGAGTACCGCCACGATGCCGGATACGACGACGTCGGAGCCTAGCCCCTCAGCGCTCTGCAAGCGCTTCACGACCTCGAAGATGGTGTCGTAGACGTACTTGATGCGCGCGCCCTCTTCGGGGGTGCTCCAGCGAATGCCCTCGCTCACTTCTTCGGCCCTTGGTGCGGCGCCGTCTCGGGTGCTTCGTTGACAGGGGCCGCTAACAGGAGCTCTCCGAGGAGCGCCTGCACGCAGATGGCCGCCGCCTTGTAGGGCTCGGGGTTGTGCCGCAACACGTTCAAGAGCGCCGTCAAGAGCGACTCAGCGAGCTCCTTGCTCGAAGCGCCTGCCTCGTGCGCGCGTCCGCACGCATCCCAGATCTCCTTGTCGAAGTCAGTCCAGTGTTCGCGAGTAGTCATCGGTGTCTCTCCTCTCGGCTGATGCGCAGACGGTAGTTACGGCGCGCGCACTCGTCAAGTGACGAGCCCGTCATCGCTTGAAGTAACGAGCCCGCCGTCGCTTGTTGCAGCGAAGGCGGCAAATGCGCGTACGACTTCGGGGCAATATACGAGCCATTCCTTCCACCCCCGAGCACCGGGGGCGAGGTGGGTGTTGTAGTCCTGCCACTTACGCAGCTTGCGGAGCAGCGCCGCGTGCTCCTTGATGGTGCCGGCGAAGTATCCGACCAGCTTGAGGCGGGGTGCGCCGGGGCCCATCTGTTTTTGACGTTGCGCCACGCGCTCACGGGGGCTGCCGACGGCGCAAAACCCGATGACGGCGACGCCCCCCTCTTCGATGAGCCTCGCGAGGTATATAGCGCCCGTGCTCATCGGTGTTGCCTAGCATCGTGACCTACGGCCCCGCATTGCTGACAGGTACGAACCGCTACCTCGCGTACGGGCACGCCACTCGCTTTTTTAGCTATGCGCCGCAGAGACGCGTTCTCGATCCATGGTATCGCTTCTTTTCGGTACCACTCACCTCGGATGCGGAATCGATGTAGCGCGTTATGTAGCCTAGCTTCGTCCTTAGCCGTACCGTCGACCTCGCCCAAAAACTCCAGTACGTGCGGTGTGCCCACCTGCAGTAGCGAACGTCTAGTGCGGCTCTCCAGGGACGTCCAACCGATCTTTATGGCGCCACACCCGCACCCGCACCGCATAATGTATACGCAACCGCGTTCATCTACGCCTGTGTCTACACTCCAGTAATTAGTGCCCATTAGACCTACCAACCCTAACCTTTGTAGTAAGTTGAAACCTCTAGCCGATATATCCTAGGTCGTATCTTCACCGTCGTCATCTGTGGCCTGGAGTTTACGAGTCTGGACTTTTGTTGAGGATGGTCGGCCGGAAGTGCCTTTTTCAGGCAGTTTTATCACCTGAGCTGCTTTGCCCCCCTCGGGGGCCGGCTTGGGTGGTCGAACGTACTCGTACCCGGCGTGCTCGCTCCCGATGTACACGCGGCGCCGTTCCCAGCCTAGTTTCCGCAGAATCGCGCTCACCCTCATGTGTTCGGCGCGCGTGATGCGGCTCGTATCGATCCCCAGGGGGCCGGTGAGGATGTCCTCCATTCGTACGCTTCTGCCGGGCGGCGAGAAGTGGTGTTCCTCCCCGAAGCGCTCCACGTCGAGCCCGAGCTTGAGGTACCTCCCGATGAGAGGCTCCCAGGGGTCCAACTGGCGGCGCGCCTCCTGCTCCTTCTCGAATTCCGCGATGAGCGCCTTGTCGATAAGGTGCCACCGTTCCTTCTTCTTGTATCGTGCAACGGCTTCAGCCCAGAGCTGCTCCCTCTCCGCTTTCAGCGCTTTGATGTCGACGCGCGACACCTTGATAGGCCAGAAGCGCCGCCCCCCGGTGTCGTCCTTCAAGTACTCGTCGGCGTTCGTCGTCGCGGCAAACGCGCACCGCCGGGGGAAGTTTTCAGTAACTCTTCCGTAGCTCTTTCGGTACGTATCCTTCTGTGCGGTGATGTACGCCTTCGCTCTCGACAAGTCGCTTCGATTGAGGCTGTCCAACTCGGCGAGCTCGATGATCCACTTGCCGCGCAGAAGCTGAAAGCTGTCTTTGTTGCCGAGCTCGATGGATGTTTCGAGAAACCACTCCTCATCGGGGCAGAGCATACGCAGGAGGGTTGACTTACCAACGCCCTGAAGCCCCTCGAAGATGGGGACGGTGTCGACTTTGCACCCCGGCTCGTAGACGCGCGCCACGGCGGCGATGAGGAACTTCGCGCTGATGGCGCGGTTGACGGCGTTGTCGGTGGCGCCTGCAATGCGCACAAGCCAATCGTCAACTCTTCGCTTGTTATCCCAGCGAAGCTTCTCGAGCCACTCTTGGATGGGGTGGAAGCTGTTTTTCTTAGCGACGACAGATACCACCTCCTGCACCGTGCCGGGGGTGACACTGAGCGCGAAGGTACTGCGCGCGAGCCAGTTCGCGAGGCGCACCGCATCGTCGTCACCCCACGGGGTGCCGAGTTGCTTACCTATGCGGTCTTCCGCGCACCACTGCGGCTCTTTGCGGAACATCACGCACCCCGCAAACTCGTCGAACGCGAGCACCCCCTTCCATGCCTCCTGGTGGCAGAGGATGATGCCTACATTGGCGCCGCAGCTTTTAGGGTACTCTCCGCTCTTCGCCTGCACCATGACGAGAAGGTTCTGCCACCTGCCCGAAGGCTCTCTCGTGGGAGCCTTGGGCGTCTTGCCCGTCTTCGCCATCTGCACCACCTGCGAGTCGCGGAGTCTTGACGCGACCGTGAGTGAGATGTATACGTCTTTGGTGCAGGAGCCGCAAGGCTCGACAGCAGGTGGAAAGGGGAATCGGTTATGGCAGACGACATCAAGGTGGACGTCAGGACGAGTACGTCTTCAGCGAACTACAGAACGGTGCGCGTCACGAGCGACCACCGCACTATTGCGGTCACGAGCTACAACGGCGCTCTGCCGTACGTAACGCAGGAATCGCTGATGCTATCGATGGCAGACATTAGAAACTGGCCGGCTATCAGGGCCCTCGTCGACCGCGCGTTCGCCGAGTGGGAGATTGCCTTCGCGGGGAAGCCGTGACTCGTGATCGCAAAGGTAGGCCGAGCCGCAAGGTTGTCGGCGACAACATCATCTACGTGCGCTTTGGCGAGCACGACGTAGAAGTGCGCGCTGGCTACGGCGAGAGCGTGCGTGTGCAAAACGCGATCGCACGCTGGCTCGACCAGCCTGTTTTTATCGAGAGGAAGCAGCGCGCGTGATTCACTGGCTGCCTAAGGAGGCGCTCGATAGGGTGGTGCGCGAGCACCCACTGTTCGTAATCTGCATCCTTATCGCCGGGCTCTCGCTCGTGTCGTTTGCTGGCTGGATTCTCTGGAGCACGCCATGAAAGCGCTCTTGGTGCTTTCGTTGTTGCTACTTACATGTTGTGCGCAGACGGCGCGCGGCATCGTCGTCAGAGATGAGCAAGTCACTCGCTGCGACGGCTACGGACGTGAGGCGAACGCGTGCTGGTCTGGGCTCGTATGGGTGGGGCATGAAGTCGAGACCTGCGACTTGCGGCTGCCTCTTGCTGGCGCGCCTCGGTGGGAGAACTGCCGCGTTACTAGAACCGATAGGTGGGGCTTCACGACGACGCAATATGAAGACGGAGAGATAAGATGACGGATGACGACATCAGGGCGCAGGCGCAGGCGGTGCGGGCACAACACCCTCGCGCCGCGGCTGCTATCGTGGAGCTCCTGCGTCAACGCGATGAGGCAAAAGAGATGCTGCGGCGAGAGACGGGCACGCTCGAGAAGATGGCTGAAGAGCATGTTGACGCGATGGCCGCACTAGAGATGAAAGTCGCGGGGGCGACCGCGCCAGTCGACGCCTTGCGCGCGAAGCTGGCAGATGTCACACGCGTCGGTTCACTGCTCGCGAACGCCGCCTTCAACCTGAGTCAGAACGAAGAGCTCGCGGCGGAGATTACGGACCTACTGCGCAACCTGTCGAGAGAGTGGGATAGAGCCTTCGCGCGGGCCGCGGTCGCTATTGAGGCGAAGCCGTGAAGACGTGGCTCACCGAGGTATGGCGTCTACTCGAGGTTCTCGCCGGTGTCACGTTCGCCGTCACCGCGTTTCTCTTCTTCGTGTCCGTCATCTTCGCTATCTGGGAACACCGCGAGCGAGACAAGCGATGAGCGCCGACGTCGACAACCTCGACATGGTCGAAGTCAGGCCCACTATGTCGAAGACGGATGCGCTCTTAGCGTGTGCTTGGAGATGGGGCCGAAAAGCCCCCAGAGACCCCGGGGGCGAGCCTGCACGCTTCGGCACCGCCTGCCACGAGGTCTACGCCGCCATCGCGAGTAGTTCGCTCGACGGCAAAGAGCTTCGCGCCGCGTGCGTAGCGGCAGCGGATAGGCAGAAGGTGGATTGGAAAGAGGTGTACGGCCTCGTCACCGCCAGCTGGCCCGCATTCGAGAAGTGGATGTCTAGAGGCAATCCGTGGAAGAAGGACTTCCTCGACGCCGGCATGCTGAAGCTCGAGTACAGCGTCGCCTACGACGTCTTGAAGGGCAAGGCGAGGGAGTGCGAATCGCCCGATGAGGCAACGCACGAGTACCGCGATTGCGACTTCAACGAGCTCCCCGGCACCGCCGATATCGTCATGTGGCGCCGCAACGAATACCTCGTCGTGCTCGACTACAAGACCGGCGCCGACGTGCCGGAACCCTCGCAGTCGGGGCAGATGAAGAGCCTCGCTTTGGCGCTGAGCCTCATGTACAAGGCGCCCCTCGTCATCGTCGGCTTGATGCACGCGCCCCGAAGCGCTGGCGGGCTCCCATCAGTATATGCCGACACCCTCACCGAGAAAGACTTGAGGGCGCACCGCGCGGCGCTCAAGGATGCGTGGCTCCGACGCGGCACCTCGATGACGCCGGGGCAGTATTGTCAGTATTGCCCCTGCCTTACGACGTGCCCCACGCAAAGCAGCATGCTCGTTGAGTTGAAACGCGGAAGTCAGGGATTGGCGCTTACCCCCGAGCGTGTCGGCGCCATCCACATGGCGCTCGCGCAGTACGACGCTCTGAAGGAGCAGCTACAAGCGCAGCTGAAAAGCTGGGTAGTGAAGAACGGCCCCGCGCCTCGCCCCGACGGCAAGCTCCTCGACATCGTCGAGCGGCAGTACGAGACGCTCTCAAAAAGCTCCGTGACTAAGGCGCTAGGCGAAGTCGAAGGCGCGAAGGAACTAGAGCGCCTACGCAAAAAAGGGTGCCTCGTCACCAGCACGCGCGAGGAGCTGCGTGCCGAAGCGGAGAAGATGCGGTAAGGTACAGCTATGAGGTGCCTCGCAGTCGCGCTGTTTCTCGTGGGCTGCGGCGCGTCGTACGAACTGCCAACTACCGATGCCGGCGCCGTCGCGGGGGCTGAGGCCGCCCCGTGGGCGACGGGTGACGCTGCATCGAAGCCGCCCCCGAACTACGGCGGTGGCGCTAACGAGAGAACCGCGTGCGGCTCCCAGGGATGCCCCCCACTGGCGCCGCACCAGGGTGTGCTCTCCCCGACAGACCCCGGTGACGAAGATAGCGCTGAAGGCGCGTACCCGTGCAGCCAGGACATGTACCAGCCGAATTGCGGATGGTCTCCTCCGCAGACCGTCCCAACTGAGTCTAAGTAGTCGTCGGCGGTTGCGGCCATAATGGCTGAGGCTTAGCTTGCATCGTAATGACAGCACGTCGTGCAGTGCGGGCGGCGTTCGGGGCAATGTGGATAGTACTCATAGGCGCCATCCTGCTGCTCTCGTGCGGCGCCTGCGCTGCGCAGAGGTACTACATCACGTCGGCTAGCTACCACACGTTTGGTTACAGCATCGACGGGGCCTTCTCGGCGAGCGAGGTTGCCGACATCGACTCCGGCGTCAAGGCGTGGGTAGAAGCCTCACACGGGCATCTCGAGATGCACGAAGACCTCGCGATCTACTCCTACTTCCACTTCATGAAGCGCGCCGAGGGCACGATGGGGCGCTCCAAAGACGACAGCCGTGTAATCGTAGGTGAGTATCACTACGACACGGGCATCGTCAACGTTGTGCCGGGGCCCAGGACGCGTGCTATCGTCATCCACGAACTTGGTCACGCGTGGCGGTTAGACCACAACGATTGGGACAGAGACAGCTTCATGCAGAGCGATATCACCAACGTCAGCGCCCCGTTCGGGCCGGTCATGGAGGTAGACATCAAAGTCGCCTGCGGGGTGCTTGGATGCTGAAGCCCCCCACTGACTTTCAGCGGCACTTCGTCGCGCGGGGGCGATGGTTTACTGCGTGCGCCTACGACGCCGGCACCTGCTGGGAGTACTACGCCAGCGAAGACGTAAAGCGCGGTACCTCGGGGGGCATCGTCGTCGGGCCCGTTACGAGTTTCGCTGCGCTTGTCGAAGCCGCCTCGGAAAGGTTGAAGCAACTCGATGGCTGACAACGCGCGCGCTCTCGACGTCTTGAAGCAGCTCGTAGCGGCTCTCGCAGACGTCGAGCGGTGCCGCTTCTGCTGCGTCGCTGCCGACGAGGATTGCCACAAGGATGCCTTCGATGCCGCCGTCAGGCGCGCGAAGGCGTTTCTGAAGAAGGAGCGCGAGGAGGCGCTGATGAAACCCTCATGATGCTCAAGTGGATTGTACTCGGCTACATGCTCCCCGGATGTCTCCTCATAGCAGGGCACGCAAAGCAGTGGCTGCGCGAGCTAGACGCCTGCATCGAAAAGTACGGGCGCTGGCCGGTGCTGCTCGCGCTCCCGTTCGATCTGCTGATTGACGTACTGCTCTGGCCCCGGGCTGCCTGGAAGCTCTGGTGCCTACGGCGCGTCGGCGGGAAGCTTCCGTGAGCCCCGCCTTTATCACGCTCCTCATGATGGCGCTCGGCGTCGACAAGGTCGGCTACGCCTCCAGCTTCGCCGCGGCGATTGCGCGAGTCGCAAGCGAAGACGCGCCGCCCTCAGGCTACAACCGCGAAGAGGGCGCCGCGATGCTAGTAGTTAGCCTCTACGAAGAGGGCCGCTTCTGCATCGGCGCTTCGTGTGGCAGGGGCGACAAGGGGAAGTCAGTGTGCAGCGGGCAGGTGAGGGCTTTCAACGAGGCGCATGCGCGACAACTCGAGCTGTCGCCGCTAGCGTGCGCTCGAGGCGCCTACGCCATCATCAGAGGAGGGGCTGCTATCTGCCCCGATGCGCCCTTGGCGCCGTACTGTGGGGGCTGCAACGCGCACCCAGCAAGGGAGATGGCGGAGCGCCGATGGCGTAAGGCTGAGTGGCTTTTTGCCAACTAGTGGCGTAAGATAACCCACGCATGGCCGACTTCCTCCCCGACAGTCGCAGCCGACGGCGCACCGGCGCCGTTAGAAGCTCAACCGGTACGCAAGTGCCCGTCTACTGCGCCAACTGCGGGCGCGAATGGGGCTTCGTGCCGGAGGACGCTATTACTTTCGCCTTCGCGCTCTGTAACGAGTGCGCTGAAAAGCACGGTGACATCGCGCACACCTACAGCGAGCCGGATAGCGTTTTCTGGGAGCGGATTGCGAATGCGCAGCTCGAAGAGGCGGGGCGCGCTTTCACCCCCCTCGAGTTGGTGCTCGCCGTCGAAGATACATCGAGCCCGCTAGCAAAGCTTGCAAATGAGTGGGCCGCCTACGTGAGAAGGAGCAGCTAGAGATGTCTACGGCAGCCAAAGCAGACACCCCCAAGTGCGACGTGCCGGGGTGCGGGCGCTACGCCTCATTCTGTACCGACGGCACTGAGAAGGACATCGCCGTACGCGGCGGTGAGCCGTTGAATCGTAAGCCGCTCGTCAACATCAACGTGTGCGCAGCGCACTCGAATTGGCCGTTCTCCGACGATGCCAAGACGTGGGTTGCCGCCAACGCAGCCATCTACGAGAAGAGGAAGTAAGCCGATGCCGCTCTTTTACACCGACGTCCCGGGCGCTACGCAGACGACCAACGCCGCCCCCAATACGCCCAACGACTGCTTCTTCATCGCCCCCGGCGCGACGCGCACGGTGTGGCTCAACGCCATCTACCCCACAGGCCGCGGCGCAACGCTCACCTCCATCAGCGGTATCAGCTACCGCCTCGAGAAGTGGACGACGACGGCATCAAGCGGCGGCACCGCGATTACGCCCTCCCCGAACGACCCGGGGTACCAGGCTGCGAAGCACGCCGCCGGCTTCAGCGCCGCCACCGTCACCAGCGGCACCGGCGGGCCGACGCTGATGCTCTCTATCGGCAGCGGCACCACCTCACCTGGTAACTGGATTGCACCCACGCCCGACCAGGGGTACTCACTGCAGGCGGCGGCGACGCAGAGCCTCGACATCTTCAACGTCGCCGGTGCGGCGTCGCTCGTCTTCGAGATGAGCGTCGGCACTTGGGAGTAAGCGCATGAACCAGCCGACGGCTAATTACGCATTCGATTTCATCTACGATGGCGCGTCCGCCACAGTCGTAATAGATCTGCGCAAAGGGCCGGGGGTTTTCTCGCTCCCTAGCTTTACAGGCGCGCTGCCCCCAATGTTCTTCTCGCAGAACCCGATCAGCGTAGATAGAGCAGCCGTAAGCGACGTACCCACTACAGCATCTGTCGCTGGCGAGCTGTTGACCGTCGATATCCCCGCGGGTACGTCGGCTGGGCTAAACTACGCTACGGTATTTCTCTATTACACCTTCTAGGCACGAACCATGTCGGACGGTACTCTACTCAATCCAGTACAAGCTACAGGCGGCGACCTCGTCAGTGACGAAGACATGACGGGGCAGGTGCGTCTATCTTCGTTGGTGCCGCAACTCGGCGCCGTCAACGCCTCCTACAAGATCGAGCGTACTAAGATCGCCATCGGCGATTACGACACCGACCGCGGCGACATCTCGAGCGACGGCGGGCGCCCGCTGCCGGTGGAGACCTTCGTCGAGCGTCGACTTCAAGAAGAGCAGTACCTCCGCGCCACCGAGGCCCAATACGCCAAGTTGACGCGGCGTACTAGCGAGCGCCCGCCTACGCTGTTCTTCAGCCGCACTGGGCGCGAGGGGAGAATCTAATGCTATTCGAAGCCATCGTCCGAAGATTCCCGGCGCTGAAGACGCTCAGCGAGGCGACAGTCGGCGGGCGTCTTACTGGTCTACTCAGCCTAGCCGTTGCTCAAGTCGAAGACGAGTTCACCGAGATGACTCGTGCCGGTAGGCGCTTCAACGGCATCTTCGGGACTGTGGGTATCCAGTCGGTACAGGCAGTACCAACCACCGCTGCGGCGTGGGCTCTGTTCAACGCAGATAAGAATCGATCATATGTCATTGACTCCGTGACAACGTTTTTTCTGTCGGGCACTGCCGGTATCGGCGGTACGTTGGTGGGTATAGTGTCGCCCATCACCTCCACGATACCGGCAGCAGCCGCAACAGCGACGGTCGGTAACTGTAGCGCCAGCGGGTTGGTCAGTAAAGCTGCCCTCGCCGTCAACTACACACTCCCCACACCGTCTGGAATGATTCAGTGGGGCATTCTGCCGGGCTTCCAAGGGCAGACCACAGGTGTTGCGCCAGGGTTAGGGGGCGCCTACAGTGCCGACGTGCGCGGGCGTCTGATCATTCCGCCCGGAGATGTATTGGGGCTATCGCTCATCACCGTGGCCGGTACTACGCCGCTGTTCATCATGGGCGTCGCTTGGCACGAAGTAGAGCTAGATCTCGAGTAGTCTGAGGCGCCGTGCGCCTAGCTCTCATAGCCGGCATCGCCGCGGCTCTCGAAGAGCCCGGCATAAGCCAACAGCCGATAGCGCCCGACGTAGCCGTTGTCGTAGCGTCTGTCGGCGAAGACTTCGCCGGCTCGCTGGCCGCAGATGAAGCTCCCGGCGTCGTCGCTGTCGTCGTTGACATCGCGGCTGCTTACGCAACCGTACCGGAAGACTTCGCCGGCTCTCTACCTCGTGAAGAGCCCCCTGGCGCAACGGCGACAGTCGCCCCCGACGTACCGTCCGCGCCCACCGCGCCGGAGGACTTCGCCGGAAGCCTTCCCCTCGAAGAGCCGCCAAGCATCGCAGCACCGGCGAGCGCCGATGTCTCTTTCTTCAGCGTACCGCAGGCGCCCGAAGACTTCGCCGGCTCCTTGCCGCTCGAGGAGAACGGGTTCATCTCGCTGCCGCCGGCTGTCGACATCTTCGGCGCCCCGCCGCCGCAGCAAGAAGACTTCGTTGCGCCTGTTGCTGCCCTCGTCGCCGAAGACGTCTTCGCCGTCGCGCCAGCATCGCTCGACGTCGCATCGCCGCAACCGCCACAAGCTGAAGACTTCCCCGGCGCTGCCACGGGGCTCGAGGAGAATGCCTTCGTCGCTTTCACACCGGCTGTCGACATCTGGCTTACACCCTCTATCGATGAAGGCTTCTGGGGCGCGTACTCTTCTGAAGAGAACGGCTTCGTCTCGCCGCCTATCGGCGTGCAGCTCGACTTCACCATTGTCACGCCGTCTGTCGACGAGGGCTTCTGGGGCGCCTATTCGAGCGAAGAGCCCGCCGCGGCTACGGCAATCGTCGTAGACGTCATCGTTGTCACGCCGAGCGGCGGCGAAGACTTCGGCGGCGCGCATCCGACAGAGGAGACGTCGCCGCTTCAAACAACTATCGCAGACATCTGGTATCCGCAAGCGCCTGTCGCTGAAGACTTCGCGGGCAGTCTGCCGCTCGAGGAGTTGGGGAGTACGGCAATAGGCGCTGCCCCCGACGCGCCCACCGCCCTCAGCGCAGCGTCTGAAGAATTCGGTGGGGCGCACCCAACAGAAGAGCAGCCCGGTGCCGCCGCGCAAGTCGACTTCGTCTTCTTCGCTTCGCTACCGGCGCAGCGAGAAGACTTCGCCGGCAGCGCGGTGTTCGGGGGCGAAGAGACCTCTACCCCCGCCATCGCGCCCTTCATCGACATTCTTCCCGCGCTCCCGACGATGTCGGAGGAGGTCTTTGCCGGAAGCGCGCCCTTCGGGGGCGAAGAGACTTCTACGCCTGCGATTGCGCCTTTCGTCGCCGACGCTCAACTGCCCGCGGCGCCCAGCGCCGAGGAGTTCGGCGGCGCTCACCCCACTGAGGAGCAGCCCGGCGCAGTAGTGATAGTAGACATCTTGCCGCTACTGCAAGCGGCACCGCAACAGGAGGACTTCGCCGGAAGCCTTCCGTTTGAGGAGGCTACGTCGATACCGCCGCTCTCTGTAGAGGCGCCTTGGCTCGGTATCGCCGTAGGCGTTAGTGAAGACTTTGCGGGAAGCTTGCCGCAAGAGGAATCGACTAGCCCCACTGTCACCTACGTGCTTCTCGAGCCCCAATCGTCGCTAGCTGCGCCAGAAGACTTCGCCGGAAGCGCGCCTATCGAAGAGGTACACGGCGAACCTAACGCTCCTCTTTTCATTCAGCGCGTCGTACCCCCGTGGTTGACAATCAGCACCCCCGAGGAATCGCCGCCAACTCCGGTGACGCCCCCGACACCACCGTACGTGCCGGTGTACGTGCCGCCCGTGCCCCAAACAGGCGGAGGCGGGGGCGCTGGGGCGCTCGGCTTCGGGCCCCCGGCGGTGCCCGTAGCGCCGCAGTGTGACTACGCTCTCTTGCACGATCCGAATGCCGCCGAAGTGAAGGCGATTGCCGCAGGCGTCGTTGAACACTTCTTTGATCCCAAAGGGGGCTTCTCGCTCGTCATCACCGCAGACGACGGTACGCGCTACTTCTATGCGAAGCTCGGGTGCTACGTCGGGAAGTCGGGGCGGCGCGTGAAACCCGGTGAAGTCGTCGCCAAGATGAAAGGGCCGGCAGTGCCTACAGTGCAGCTGCCCCCCAAGCCGGCGGTCGGTTTGGAAGCTTTAGCGCTGCCTGAGGCGCCGAAGCCTACGGTGGTGGTGCCTATCTACGTAGCCCCCGCGCCTGCGCCTGCGCCTGTGCCCGCACCGATTCCGGCTCCTATGCCGCCTGCGCCATTGGCGAAGCCGCAGAGTATCGTGCCGGCGCTCATCATCACGGGGCTCGTGGCGACGGGCCTCGTGCTCGTAGTCGCGCTTGTACTCGACGACAAGCCTAAGCGTAAACGCGGCAAGAAGAAGCGAAGGCGCAGGCTAAGGCGTTAGGTAGTGCCCCAGCGCCCACGTGCCGTACGCGACTGCGGCGACAGCGAGCGCGAAGAGCAGGAGCTCGATGCTGATATGCAGCTTCGGCGACGAGGGCTTCACTAGATTGCGCCGTAGAGCAACGTATGGAGTGTGCCGGCAGTCGATTGAATCAGCCCGCTACCGACGCCGCCGGGCGCCGTGTTGCCCGGAATAGACGATACGTACATCGACACGACCTGGCTGAGCGAGTCGGTAATCTGCTCGGAGCCGTTGGCAATCCACACGACCCAGAACGGAGCATCTGCGGGAGGAACGGGAAATCCCATCGAGGCGGGCAGCGCGGGGCCGGCCTGACCGTTGGTGATAAGCCCCGCCAGCGCGGTGGCCTGCGCCTGCGTCTGCACCTCGGCGATGTACATATACCCGGCTTGCGTCGAGTGGTAGGTGCCGGAGGCGTCGGGAGTCACCTTGGTCCACGTGAGGCCCGGGAATGGATTGGGGGGCGGGGGCTGAGGAGTCGGAGGCGGAGGCGTAGGAGGTGTCGGCGCCGGATTGGGGCTCGGCGTCGAGCCCTTCGAGCCCCCGGCGAGCGCGACGCCGCCAATCAGCGCCGCTGCCGCCGCGAGCCCGCCGGCAACCCACCACACACGCGGATCTGTCTTCTTCGCCATCGTCTTCTAGCCTCCTAGGCCTTTTGCGTAATCCACCACGCAGCCGCGAGCGATGCGGCTACGATTGTCATTGCGACGAGCACGCCGCCGGCTGTCGGCTTCTGCAATCCAATTCCTGGTACCGCCGCCGGCCCGTAAGGGCGTAGGTACTGGGTGTAGGCGCCGGAGTTGAACGTGCTCCAGGGAGCCCAGTTTCGCCCCCCGCTGCTGATGGCGAGTGCCGCCAGCGCGTTGTACGCCGGGTCGAAGAGGGAAGCCCTGTTGTACGAGGGGTGCGCCTTCAAGTTCACCTGCCAGAGGCCGATGCTGCCCCCCGGCGTAATCTGTAGGTCGCCGACGGCGTTGGGGTTGCCCCCAGACTCCGCCATCGCCACCGCCGCCGCTGTCGGCACGGCGCTCACCGGGAATCCCGCCGCCGCCGCGATGCCCTGTAGCTGTGCAATACTGAACGCCACGGCTTTCGACAGATTAGCATGTAGCGTCGCGGTGGTATACTGAGCCTCATGGTTGTACAGCAAGCGCGCGCAGGCGCATGGGGCTGCGACACCGACACGAAGCTGACAGCCACCAGCGCCGCGGCGCTCTGCAAGGCGGGCATCGTCTTCTGCATCAGGTACCTCAGCCTAGGTAGCGAGAATCCCGGCGACTTGAATCAAGCCGAAGTAGCTGCGGTTCTGGGCGCCGGGCTGGCACTCATGGCCGTCCAACACGTGCGGGAGCCGGGGTGGCTGCCCAGCCTCGCGCAAGGCGCGTCTGACGGCTCCCACGCGGCAGGAAACGCCGTCGCCGCCGGCATGCCCGCCGGAGCCACCGTTTGGCTAGATCTAGAGGGGGTATCGACTGCCGCGCCCGCTGACGTCGTCATCGCCTACTGCAACGCCTGGAATTCCGCAGTAGCCCAAGATGGCTACGACACCGGGCTCTACGTAGGTGCGATGCAACCCCTCGACGAGAATCAGCTTTTTAGTCTCAATGTGCAGCGCTATTGGCGTAGCCAATCGCTGGTGCCCAACGTGGCGCGCCGGGGGTACTGCATGTACCAGGCGTACCCCTCGCAGACGCTGGCGGGCATCAGCGTCGACTTCAACATGGTGTCGGAAGACGCCCTGGGCGGGCTTCCCCGCTGGGCAATCGCTGCTTGAAGCCGCCGCTACCGCATATCTCTTGACGCGCCAGGCAAGCCTGCTAGCCTCCTAGTGATTCCTCGCTCCCCCAGCGAGGCTTCCACCTGCACGGCTCCGGCCCCCGGCGATTCTCCTCCCCGGGGGCCGTAGTTTTTCTGGCGCAGGCACTTGCGCGGCTTCATCGCCGGGCTTATGTCTATCCGGCGCGGTTGATTCCGCGTAGAGGCGCTGTCGGTTACACCCACCGCGTCTCTTTGCTAGGTGGAAGGTGGAACGAGATGGCGCTACCCGCCAGTGCGCTCGAGAAGTCGCAGTATCTCCGACTCCTGCTCATGGGCCAGGCGAAAGTCGGCAAAACCAGTACATGTGTGGCCACCTCACCCGGGCCCGTTAGGGTACTGCTCGCCGAAGATGACTCCGCACTGCTCTACGCGAAAGAGTTGACCGACGATTTCTCTTTCGATCGCATCAAGGGGTGGAATTCGATGCAGCAGGCACTGACGGAGGCGAAGCAAGACGCCGCCGCCGGGAAGTTGAAGACTGTTATCGTCGATCCGCTGTCCGATTTCGCGTATAGGCTCGAGGAGGAGTGCCTGGCGCTCACCGATAGCGGTAGCGGCCCCGACGGGCGTAGGGCGTACCCTGAGTACAATAAGCGGCTACGGCACATGCTCGAAAGACTCTTCATGCTCCCGTGCCACGTAGTGGTTATCACGCACTACATCGAGACGGGCGGCGAAGTCTCCGATACCCAAACGCAGAAGACTGGCGAAGGTATCGTTCCGCTCCTCGCCGGCAAAGCAAGAGCGCTCGTCGCCGCGAAGTTCGCCGACGTCGTGTGGATGGAGATGAGAAAGGGCGAGCGCATCTTCGTCACCGGCCCCGAAGGTCGCTGGGGCCCCGGCTGCCGCAACATCGACGGCACCAAGATTCTTCCGGCCGACATCGGCCAGCTTCTGAAAGCTTTCAAAAATCGCGGTAAAGATCTTCGGGCACCGGAAGCAGGCTCGCCTGCTAACGGCGCTACGCAAACGCCACGTCGCGCCGAGAGCGCGCCGCAAAGACAGGTGAGACGATGAAGAAAAGACAGGTGAGACGATGAAGAAGCGTACTAAGAAGTGTCCTGCGCCCTCGGCAATAGTGATGGCGGGAGTTATCCCTCGGTACCAAGAAGATGACGTGGCCTTCGTGATGCAGGAGCTGCCGAAATACGAGCCGTGCTCTATAGGCGGTTTCACTGAGGCCATAGGGGCCAACGTGCGATGGACATGCCCGTCCGGTACGATGCCCTCCAAAGAGTACAACCGTATGTACGCAGCTTTCCTCGATGCCCAGCGTCGAGGTCTTATCATCAAGCCGGCCGGTAGAAGTAGCTGGCGAGTCTTAGGCGGAAGTAGGGGCGAAGGTACTAGATGGGCGCCTACAGCCCCGACTGAGTGGGCCCCGAAATCGTAGCTTTTTTTCGTTTCGTGAACCAGCAACAGGAAGGAAGCCTAACAATGGCCTCTACTCAGAATCACACCAACAGTAACGGCAAGGGCGCCTACGACTTCAAGCCCGTCGACTTCGACAAGACCATCGAGCCCGATGCGGCCCCCGGGCAGTACAAGGCGACTCTCGAGGACGTCAAGGTGTCCAAGACGAGCCGCGATGAGTACCCGATGCTCATCCTCGAGTGGCAGCTCACCGAATCGCTCGGTGACAGCCCCGAACAGGAGAAGAGCGTCGGCGCGACGGTCACCGGCTTCCTCGTCTTCCCCCCGAACCAGGCGAAGGGCGCCTCGCTTCAGAAGCGCACCTACGCGCAGCTCTGCGAGCTGATCGGTGTCGACACGGACCTCGTGCCGACGCGCCTCACGTCGAAGGCGGACTTCCTCGACTTCATCAAGGAAGTGAAGGGCGGAAGCGCCGAGATCTGGGTCTCCCACCGAGCCGACAAGTCGACCGGCGAGATGCGCATCAACGTCAACTACACCGCGCCGCGCGGTGCGATGGCGCCGATGCCTTCTGGCTCGGAAGACGAGCCGGAGGAGGCGCACAACCGCTCGCGTTCGCGTAGCGGTGGCGCTAAGGGGCGTTCGGCGCGCCGCTAGTCGGCGCCAAAGACTTAGCGGCCCACGGTAGGTGCGGAAACACCATAAAGCTGTCGGACCTCCTGCCGACAGTCACCGTGGGCCGCTGAGGCTACTTCGGGGCGTCTTGGCGAAGTGGCGGAGACGTATCGGGGCGATGGGCCCCGTGTACGTTGCGCTTACTGTAGGTTCGATTCCTACCCGCTCCACCAGATGAAAAGCAAAGACGAGACACTGTCTATCGATAACTGCCGCTGCACGAAGGAGACTTCGTTCGCGATTCTCGTACTCAGCGACTTCTTCGACAAGGGCGAGGAGTGGATTCCGCAGAGCCAGATTCACGACGACAGCGAGGTGTACCGCGAAGGCACCGAGGGCACTCTAGTGGTGTCGGCGTGGCTTGCGCAAAAGCGAGGATGGCTATGAGCGACGGGATGTCTGACGCCAACGCCGTGGGCGCCTTGGCCGGTAAGCTGAGAAATGCTGCTTACGAACTGCGTGATGCTATCAAGGCCGCGCGTGATGGGCGCCGGGGACTTTCGGTGGCGGTGCTGGCAGAAGTCAACGAAGTGCTCGACGGCTCCGGCTACCATCTCGCCGTGACGTGGGAGGAGCGCCCCCAATGAAGCGTCGCGTCTACGTAGCCGGAGCCTTCGCCGAGATGCGACGCGCCAAAACGGCGATGCGCATCGTTCAAGAGCTCGGCTACCACCTCAATCTCGACTGGACGGCATCGATAGACGCCGTCGCTGGCGTCGCTGATAGAGACCTGCCCGCCGAAGCCGCCCGGCGCTACGCCGACGGTGACATCAACGGCGTCCTCGGGTGCGACGTCTTCTGGTTTCTAGTGCCACCCGACGGCAAGGGCCGCGGCGCCTGGGTGGAGCTCGGGGCCGCCATCGCTTCGCCGCGATGCCAGATCATCGCGAGCGGCGACGCGAAGAGCTCCATCTTTCTCACGTTGGTAGATAAGCTATTCGCCACCGACGAAGAGGCGGCGGCGTGGCTAAAGGAGACGAAGCGCGATGGCTAAAGTACGTAAACACGTGCGCAAGCCGATAAGACGGCATCATCGCTGCGAGCCGCGAGAGAGCGAGCTGACAATCTGCATACCATGCAAGATGGGCACACATCAAGCGCTGGCGACTATGACCGCCGTCGATGGCGGGCTGTACTTTCGCGTCGTGGACGTGCAGGGTTCATGCGGAGCTACGGAGTACATCAGCATCAACGGCCTCGAGCTGCATACCGCGCTTCATGCGCTCGGCTTCGTGCGCCTCAACGACAGAGACGGGTGGGGCTGAGACTATGCGCGTTCTCGTCTGCGGCGGGCGCGACTACGAAGACTGCTTCGCCGTCTTCAAGACGCTTGACGACTTCCACAAGAAGGAGGCGCGCATTATTTGGCTCATCAACGGCGGCGCAAGTGGCGCCGACGAGTTCGCTCGTCAGTGGGCCGAAAGCAATTCCGTGCCTGTCACCGTCTTCAAGCCCGACTGGAAGCTATACGGCAGATCCGCGGGGCCGAAGAAGAATGGCGAGATGCTCTACAAAGGGCGCCCCGATATCGTCCTCGCCTTCCCCGGGGGCGCCGGCACGCGCAACATGATGCGCCAGGCCGAACTATTCGGCGTCGCGACGCGTCGCTGTGGTAGACTCTAGCTTCCGATGTTTGGTGACGTGATGGGGGAAGTGCTCGAGGAGTTTGCCGAGGCGCAGCAGAGAGTACCCCTGCGCTTCCTCACCGCCGGTATGCGGCGACGCGGCGAGCCCGAGGCAGAGTTGGCTAAGCTAAAGGCATGGGCGCGTGATAACCCCGAGAGGGCGCGCGCATCTGTACGTGCGTGGCAGCACGCCAATCGCGCACGGTGCACGGAGATGAAGCGGTTGTGGCGCGCTAGGCAGAAGGCGCTCGGCGATGCCGCAGCCGAGTAGCTACGAGCCGCGCGACTTCGGCGCCAAGTGCGACTCTTGCCCCCTCAAAGGCAGTACCGTCGTGCCGCCCACGCCAAGCTTCGGCAAGACACGGCTTGCTATCGTAGGCGAGGCGCCGGGGAAGCTCGAAGTGAGGGAGAAGCGCGGCTTCGTCGGGCCTTCGGGGAAGCTTCTCGACCAAGTGCTTGCCGACGCCGACTTCGATAGGCGCGACGCTTGGATTACTAACGCGTGTCTGTGCCGCCTCGATGACGAGCGCGACCTCCCCCGAGCGGCGGCGTGCTGCTCGATGCGCCTCGCAAACGAACTGGCGGCGCTTCCCGCCGAGGCGCCTATTCTCGCCCTCGGCGCAAGCGCTGCGAAGGCCGTCATCGGCAAGGGCGGCATCCTCAAGGCGCGCGGCTTCATCTGGAAAATAGACGCTATCAAAGCGGCTGCGTTGAAAGGCGCCCAGCGCGTCGTCAACAAGCGCCGGGCGACGCGCAAGACAGTCGTCAACGACGAGCGCCTCGCGAAAGCTGAATCGAGCCTCTGGCTTCTGCAAGCGCGCGACAAGCTCGAGGGGCGCATCGTCATTCCGTCGATTCACCCCGCCTTCCTCCTGCGCGGCGCCGATGCGTGGATGCCGCTCTTGCGTATCGACGTCAACAGAGCTGTACGTTATAGCCACCATCCCCTGAAGCTCGAGAGCGACGTGCGCTTCATCGAGACGGACAACCTCGTCGTAGTGAAGCGGCAGCTAGCCAAGCTGCCCAAGCACGTATCGATTGACGTTGAGAGCGATGGGCCCGATCCACTCCACTGTAAGCTCGATTGTGTGGGCATCATCGGATTCGACCCCGAGAAGGGCGTACTCGTCGGGCCGGCTTTGATTATGAGCCCGTGGCGCAAGAAGTTCAGCAAACTGCTCAACGAGGCACTTCGCGAGCGCGTGTCCGTCGGACACAACCTGATCTCCTTCGACGAGACGGTGCTGCGGCGATACGGCGTCCGCATGCCGCAGAGAGAGGATACGCTCCTCGCGCACCATGCCTTCGCCTCTCACGTGCGCCAGGGGCTAGATCACGTAGCCAGCGTCTACACCGACGCCGAGCCTTGGAAGCAGATTCACAAGGCGCGCGGCAACGATGAAAAGGGCCAGGGGTTCGCCGTCAAAGAGCTAGCGAGGTACAACGCCAGCGACGTAGGTTTGACGGCGCTTGCGTGGATGCGCATGGCGCCGGACCTCGAGCCGGAGCACGAAGTATACGAGGCTGACAAGAAGCTCGCCGAGCTATGCTGCAAGATGCAGCGCGCCGGAGTGCGCGTCGACATAGAGCGCCGTGACTATCTCGCGCGGAAGCTTCGCTCGAGAGCTGCGGGCTTGAAGGGGGAGATGAGGAAGCTTCTGCGCAAACCGAGCTTCAACCCCAATAAGCCCGGCGATATCAGGCAGGCCCTCTTCACGACGCTGCGAGCCCCTATCATGTCTCTGACGCCCACAGGGCTCCCGTCGACAGCCAGCGGTACTCTCGAGGCGCTCCAAAAGTCCGAGTCGCGAGCGGGCACGCTGAGTGACTTGATTATCCGCTATCGCGCATGCGGCAAAACGGTAAGCACCTTCCTCGATGGTATCGACATCGCCCCCGACGGCCGGGTGCATTCATCGTGGCGCGCCTTCGGTACCCGCACCGGTAGGCTATCTTCCCAACACCCAAACATGCAAAACGCGACGAGAAGAGTGCTTCGAGACGAGCTGAAAAAGGCTACGAAGGAGCGTATCAAGGAATTGGGCGATGAAGCGTACGAGCTAGAGACACGGGTTCGTGAGATCTATGTCGCATCGCCCGAGTGCGCGTTAGTGTACTTCGATCTTTCGCAGAGCGAGATGAGAGGGGCTGCGTATCTGAGCGGGGACCCAAACTTCATCAAGAGCTGTGAGTCGGGCGACGTACACACGGCCAACGCGCGCATTCTGTTCCCGTGGGCGTCAGAGGAGCTGAAGGACCCGAAGGGCGCTGGTAAAAAGTACCGAGATGTAACGAAGTCGTGTGGGTTCGGGGTACTGTACCTAGCCGAGACGCAAACGATCTTCAGCTACCTCCAGGGGCAGGGCTTCGATGTTAGCTTGGCGGACGTCGAAGCTATGTTCAACGAGATTCACCAGACGTACTCGCGCTATTACGAGTACTGCGAAGAGAACTACGAAGCGTGTCGCAAGACGGGTATGCTGCGCACGGCACTGGCCGGTCGGGCTATGCACCTGTCTTTCTATCCGAAGCCGCAGGAGTGTGCGAACGCTATGGTACAGAGCTTCATCGCAGACTTGATGAACGAGCGTCTGGTGTATCTGAACGAGCTGCTCCCCAAAGGTGCGCGTATCTTGATGCAGGTGCACGACTCGGCCATCATCGAGGCGCCCGTCGGATTAGTAGATGATGTAAAAGCTATTGTTCAGAGCGTTTGGGCGCAAAAGATCCACGTGCCGACGTCAGGGTTAGACTTCGTGCTCCCTATCGACTTGAAGATGGGGGAAAGGCTAAGCGACTTCTAGTGTGGGCTCACGAGTACATAGGTCTGCGGTTCAACAGGCTCCTGGTCGTGGGTGTCAGGCGTCGTAACGGCACCAACGTACTCGAGTGCAAGTGCGACTGCGGCAACACCTCTATACAAGAACTGGGAAACATACGCAGGGTTATGTCATGCGGCTGCTTTCGAGATGAGGGCTGGCGGCACGGTGACTGTAAGCGGAGCGAGAAGGCCCCAGAGTACGCTATCTGGGTATCTATGATTCAGCGCTGCACCAACAAGAGATGCGCTGCGTACAAGTTATACGGCGCTCGTGGAATCACAGTAGCCAGACGTTGGTACGACTACCGCAACTTCATAGCCGACGTGGGCGAGCGCCCGTCTGAAGACTTGTCTCTAGAGAGAATCGACAACGATAAAGGGTACGAGCCAGGCAACGTGCGTTGGGCCACCACGCACGATCAGAACCGCAACCGCCGCGGGAATTGGAAGATCACTTACCGGGACGAGATAAGGTGCATCGTCGACTGGGCCAACGACCCAGAGTGCGTAGTCTCTGTCACGACGCTGCGTAAGCGCCTTCTCGCAGGCTGGAAGATGAAGGACGCGATGCAGACACCTCCGAAAAAGGTGGGGCGCTGGCTTTGGGCAGCGGATAGGGGCTTGCCTTCCGCCAAGCGCAGCCCAACGATAGAGGCTCAATGAGCTACGATCTGCTCATCAGCGCCATCTGGAATATGGCAGGCTTCGGTGCTCTGCCCCCACTGTACGGGCCAGGTTCCTCCATCCCCGCTATCCGCTGCGATGACGACGACGACGACGGAGTCGTCTCGACAGCGCCGCCGCCGAAGAAGAAGCCGCGAGACCCGAAGGATTGGCTCTACAAGCACCAGCTCGTCTTCTGTCCGAAGTGCAGGTGCATCTACTCGTTGACGTGCACGGAACACGGGGTCAAGTGGAACGATGGCGACTAAGAGCGTAAGCGGCTTCGTATCGCTGGCGCAACGCATCGTGCGCCTCGTCAGCTTCGAGCATCTGCAGTGGCGCCACCACGGCCTCGGCATGATGCAAGCGGAGCTCGACGATAGTGTGCGCATACACGTGTGGCACCCTGACTTGCGCACGATTCCGGCGACGAACCTGAGGTGCGTGCACGACCACCGCTTCAACCTCGAGAGCGCCGTCATCGTTGGCTGCATCATCGACACGCCCTACATCGTTCTCATTGGCGAACAGCCGTTCCTGTCGACGCGCAACGCGACGCCCGAGTTCTTCAAGACGGAAGCGTTTGCCATCAGGCACGCGAAGGTGCAGGGGCACTTCGCCGCACCGCTGAGCGGTGACGTCACGCAAGACAGAGATGTCTTCGACAGCGTCTCGCTCGGCGAGGCGTGGGCAAAAGAAGCACCATCTATCAGGCGCAAGGCGGGCACCAGCTACAGCATCGCGCGCCGCGACTGGCACATGACGCGCGTCGAGGCGCTTGCGGTGACCGTCGTCTATCGCTACGACTTCGACGACAGACCGGCGCGCATCCTGGGCAACGGCAAGAGTGGCATCGTCAAGAATTCCGACAAGGCGCTCGTGAAGCGGATACTGTCTGAAGCATCAGACTTGGTGCGGAGGTAGGCCGTGTGGGTTATCAAGCGATATAACAGAGCAGGTAGTGTGCCTTCGTGTGAGTACTACACTCCTGTCAACAACTGGAGCTCGCTGCAGGCGTACGCTTTGGTGTACGGTAAGCGAGATCAAGCCCTCGGTGTAGCGCTGTGGCTGCGCGCACTCGGTGAGCCGGCTCGCGTCTACAGGCTGCAGGCGAAGACGTGAAGCGCGCCGTTCTCCTCTTTACGCCATCCAACGCGCGGCTCAACGTCGAAGTAGCGTCTACGCCCAGCGAGATTGCGCAAGGCCTATCGTTCCGCAGAGACTTGGCGGCTGATGCCGGTATGCTCTTCATCATGCCCGGCGAGAAGGCATGGAGAATGTGGATGAAAGATTGCCTATTCTCGCTTGACCTTGTTTTCGCCAATGCGCAGGGTATCGTTGTCGGTACCATCGAGCAGGTGCCGAGGCCGCCGCCGCTTGTAACGTGGGGTGTCGACGAGCCGAGTCAGTGGGTGATTGAGGCGCGTGCGGGGTGGGTGAGGAGCGTAGGTGTGAAGGTGGGAAGCCGTGTCTTTACAGAATCGGGGGGCTTCGGCAATGGCTAGTGGTTTTGGGATTACGTCTGGGGCAATGCGTTGGTACTGCCGGCATGCAGCGGTGGGTGTGGCGATGAGTGCGCATATCGGTGACGTCGCCGGCTTCGCTGTGTGGGTGTCGCGCGGCGGCGTGGAGGTGCACGGTGACATCACTACCAATCGCCGCGACCTCACGCCCGTAGAGGCGCGCAACCTCGCGGCGCTTCTCGTGCGCGCTGGTGACGAGGTGGAACGTATGAGGGAAAGGAATCGAGTCAATGAGTAACGGTTACAGCATGCTGCCCGGCGGCTTCCAGCCCCCCGGTAGGCTCGACAAGCTCCGCAAAGAAGTCGAAGACGCCGAACGCGCCAGCGCCCCCAAGCGCGCGCTCTTGGCTGGGCGCCTCATCAAGCCGCCCCGCAAGTGCTTCTGGGGACTGAAGCTAGTCAAGCACTCGGACAGCGGCGTCGGCATCGTCACGAGTACGTGGCTCACGTACTCCGCCGGGGGGCTCCAGCGGTTCTACACCGTCGAGGCGGCGCAGAATCAAGCCGATACGATTCACGCATCGCTAGGTGGCGGCACCGGCAAGCGCATGTGGATGCCTGTCAGGATCGGCTTCTTCGCGGCGTGGTACGACACGCTCGCAAGCGCTTTGAGACGTCTCGCCTGGTGGAGGAAGTAAGTCATGTGCATCAGCCTGTGCAAAGACGTCGAGGCTAGCATCGACGGTATCATCGCGAAGCTGCCTACTAGAGATGCGCGCCTGGCGTGCCTCGAGCGCCTTTATCGTGACTTGGAGCACGCGAAGGCGTCGCTTCCGCACATGCTCGCGGAGCACGTCTTCATCATGGAGAACGCCGAAGCGTTGAAGAAGAAAGACATGAGTCGATGACGACGACGCGCGTGCAGGTGCTAGATTCGGGGTACGTCGAGATTGTTGAATCGTGGGGTTCCGATGAGCGCATCATCGAAGCGGCTCGCCAATCGGTAGGTGGCGGCTTCGTTAGCTGGGATGCGTACGAGGGCCGCCCCAAAGGTGACGCTGGGCTGCTCCGCTATCTCTACGAGCACAAACACTCTACACCCTTCGAGATGGCTGGCGCCGTCTTCGAGGTGAAGGCCCCCATCTTCGTCTTTAGGGAATGGCACAGACACCGCACTCAGAGCTACTCCGAGGCGAGTGCGCGTTACGCGCCGCTACCCGATGAGAACTACGTTCCCTCCATCGGGCGCTTGATGCTGTCGTCGAATACGAACGGCCAGGCCGGCAGCGCTAAAGGCGCCGATGAGTTGACGCGCGATAGCGCCGAGGCGTTTCAGAACGCGCTCAAAGCTACCTACGCTGCCGCCGAGGGTGTCTACCAGCTCGCCCTGAAGCGTGGGGTGTCGAAGGAGCTTGCGCGTCTCGTACTTCCCGTCGGGCGCTATTCGCGGATGCGCGCCAGCGCGAATCTGCGCAACTGGCTCGGGTTTTTGACTCTGAGACTTGACTCCAACGCGCAATTCGAGATTCGCCAATATGCCCATGCGGTAGACGCGATGCTCTGTCGGTGCTTTCCGCGTACGATGCAGCTGTTTGCCAAGGGGGCGAAAGCATGAGTGACGTCAAACGCGTACCCGTCGACTTCCGCTACGACGCCATCAACCCCGACTTTTTGAAGAGGCTGGCGCGCATCGGCCACTACGCCGCCGAGAAGTACGGCTCTTGGGAGCAATACACCCCTGCGCGGCTCACGGGCGAGAAGTCGTGCATCAATCATGTCTACGAGCACCTTCGGCAGTACCAGCTCGGCGAACCGCACGACAAGTTCGGTGACGTGCGTATGCACCTGGTAGCCGCAGCCTACAATCTGATGATGGAGCACTTCTACTGCTCCAAATTCGGGCACGTGAAGCATCCGCTCCACGTAGAGGAGAAGGTCGATGGCGAAAAAGCAAGCAAAGAGCGCGGCGGAGAAACTGCAGCTAAGTGACGACGCCGTCGCCATCTGCGGCACCGGCGCCGCCAGTTTTATGCAGATGGTCGCTTTGATGACGCCGAAGCAACGGCAACTCGTCGTGAGCGGCCTGCGTGCGCTGGCGGATGACGTCGAGTTTTTGGGCGAAGACACACGATGACGCCGCCTCGTAAGCCGTGGTACTGGCTACTGTCTAAGCGATGGCGAGATTACGCCGCGATGGAACGCACCGCCTTGCCTGACGGCACGCGTGTGCGCCTGGTGTGTAACTGCCAGGGCTTCTCCACTCACGAAGGCGTGTGGGTTACGAGCTGGACGCCGCGAAGGATGGGCGACATCGACGGGCCCAACGACTACCGTCTGACGCGCGAGGGCGACGGGGATACCACCTACGCCACTCGCGGCGCGTTGGAGGTAGTGCGGTGAACGCGCCGCGCTACGGCGAGGAAGTCAACTACGAGCTCGCCGCGATGCTCTCTCGTGAGCCCCCCACGAATGCGGTGCTCGACGTCGGTTGCGGCGCCGGCCAGAATGGTGCCATCGCCGCCGCCAACGGCGCTTTCGTCATCGGGCTCGAGAATTGGCATCCGTCGGCAGTCATCGCGCGCAAGCGTCTCGCGAAGGTGCTCGAAGTCGACATCGAAGATGATGTTAGCTTCGCTAATGTGTACCTTCTCGGCTACGACACCATCATCTTCGGCGACGTCTTGGAACATGTGAGAGAGCCTCTCGAGGTGCTGCGGCGATTCTTGCCGTGGATGAAGCCCGGCGGCCGGGTGTTGGTATCGCTCCCCAACGTCGCCGCGTGGCCCGTACGCTTCGCATTGCTGTTCGGCAGCTTCGAGTACGCCTCGAAGGGGATACTGGATTCAACCCACCTGCGCTTCTTCACGCGCGCTTCGGCAATTCGGTTGGTGCGCACAGCGGGCTTGCGCGTAGTGCGGGTGCGCAGCAATCCGCTAGTGCTGCGCCCGGTGCTCGAGGCGCTGCGGCGGATTCTCGACGGCGCCGACTCTAGTTGGCACCGGCGGCTCGATAAGTGGCTCTACAAGAACTACCTGCGCTTCGTGCGGCCTGTAGAGGGAGCGCTCGTGGAGCTCACTTGGCCCGAGCTGCTGTCGTTTCAGACCGTCATCGAAGCGGAATTGCCCTAGCACGGCTGTAGGCTGAGGTGCTAGACTCTCGGCATGGCTCGAGTACCTGTGGTCTACGAGGTTCCGGCTCAAGAGTGCCCGGCGGGCGGCGGCTGCCCGCATAGCCACCCCTCGAGTGTGCCGACGCTCCCGTGCCCTACGTGCGGCGCCGAGGACTACGTACCTAAGGGTCCCGACGGTAAGCCCGTGGGCAATAAGACGCCTTCCTACTACGACGCCAAGCGCGAGGCGCAGAAGCACAACGGCTACGTCGAGTACGTCGACGAGAAGCGCGGCGCCGAGGCGCTACGGCGCAAGACGGTTCGCCTCAAGTGGCATCGTGATAAGAGTGACGGGCTCTATGCGGTAGGCGCCCTCGGGCGCTACAGCATCCACCGCCCCGAGCGCGTCAAGAGGAGTGCCGGCGTCTATCGGTGGGTGATTACGCTCGGTGGCTCGATGTTGCCGAAGAGCTTCGACGAGATCGCCAAGGCGAAGGCGTATGCCCAGCGCTACGACATGAAGGCGCCTTCGGTGCCGCAAGCGCCTGACTTGCCGGCGCCCTACGCGATGCCGCGCCCCCCCGACTTGCCCGGCTGCGCCCCTTTCACGACCACCACGCGCGACGAGGCGAAGTTCTCGGCGTGCATGGCGCTCGCGCAGCAGATCGGGCCTATTACGACGCCGACGGCTGTCTACAAGCTCCTGAAAGACTACTGCGTTCGACAGGACCAGGAGGTGTTCCTAGTCGTCAGCCTCGACCTGCACGGCCACTTACGCGGTATAGACGAGGTCGCCAAAGGACAGCGAGACCGCGTAAGCGTAGGCGTAGCGGATGTTATCCGTGCCGCACTCGATCGGGGCGCGAAGGGATTCATCGTTTGCCATACACACCCAAGCGGGAAAGCGCGTCCATCGCAAGCGGACAGAGACTTGACGAGGGCAATCATCAAAGCGCGTGCGCCATTCGGCAGTGATTGTGTGTTCGTAGACCACATAGTTCTAGGGCTGAACGAGTTCGCCTCAATCAAGCGTCGCAAGCTCTTTAGGGCACGCTAAAGTGCGAAGGGGGTTGCGCTAAAGGGCGTAGGTGACTACGCTCTCCCCCATGACCCAGCCCGCAGGCGAAGCGGCTGTCGCCCAGGTGGTGCCGACAGCCGAAATGCAGACCACTGCCCCCGTTACCGGCGTCGCCGCGACGCCCACGCCGTCGCACGTCGACATCAAGACATTGACCACGCAGGTGCGTGAGATGGCCGGTGTCGAGAACATGAACGACCTTCGCAAGTTGCTCCAGTTCAACTGGCTCACCCTAGAAGGTGAGAAGGTGTGGGCGTGGGGTAAGCCCGCTCCCCTCAACAAGCTCTACACCGTCATCGCGATGTTCATGATGGAGCGCGAGGTGCGCGTCTACGCCGCGCCCACCGAAAAAGGGCCGTATCTGTGTTGGCGGCTCAACAAGGACGCCCCCTCCTACGGCGTCGAGGGCATGACGCTCGAAGTCTTCAAGCAGGAGCTCGCAGACGAGCTGACGAGCCTGGCCGAGGACATGGAGATTCGCGACATCGGCCGCGCCGAGGGGCTCGCCGACGCCGCCGATTACATCAAGACGCTAGTGGCTGCCGGAGGGTTGGATAAGGCGGGCAATCAGATGTCGCTTCAGCAGATTGCCGACGCCATCGAGAACGACGCTATCGACGGCGAAGGCGCCGACGAAGAGGAAGGCGAGTAAGCGATGTCTTCCCTCGTCGACCTGAAGTACAACATCTACCCCAAGGGCCCGCTGACGGCCGCGCAAATCGTCACTGCGTTGTCGTCCTTCGCGGTGACACCCTACCCCATCGACCTCTTCAACAAGGTGGGGCTGGTGCTCAATACCATCGCGACGTCGGGCACCAATCCGGTAGTGTTGGATTTACAGTTTTTCCTGCGCCCCAACCCCAACGGAGCCATGACAGCCGCTATCACCCAGGGCGGCAGCATCGACGCGCTCACAGGCCTAACGATTGGTACCAAGGGCCACCCATGGGCCGAGCCGCCCATCATCAGTTTCAACCCCGGCTTGACGCCCCCGGCACGCGCGGCACAAGCTAGGGCTACCCTCGATGTTCTCGCTGCCAACATCGTCTTGCCGGGTACCGGCTACACCGCCCCGGTAGTCACCGCCGTCGGGGGCCTCGGGCCTGGCGGGGTGGCGGCTACATTCTCCGCTACCGAAGCCGCGGGCGCCATCAACAACGTTACCGTGCTGACTAACGGCAGCGGCTACATCAGCCAACCGTTTCTGGTCGTCACCGACCCGACCGGCAAGGGCGCGCTCGTCACGCCATTTATGGAATTGAATGCTGTGTCTGTTGTCGACGGCGGCGGCGGCGGCTACGTCGCGGCACCGACAGTCGTACTGACGGCCGGATTCCAGTACCGCTTCCCCAACAATCCCGCCGCCCCCTTCGTCAACATGCTGACGAACCTGCTCAAAGCGACTCTTGGGGCGCCGGTCACCGCGCAGATTCCTTCGTACACGCCGTAACAAGGAGCATCATGGCTACAGCAGAAAACGACGGCCTGGAGGCCTTCGAGGAGTCGAGTATCGAGGAAGAGACTGAAGAGGAAGAGGCTGGTGAAGAAGAGCCCGAAGAGGTGCCCGCCCCGCCCGCGCCTGTGCACCTCGCCAAGACTAAGACGCCCGGCGCGGCTGCCGATAAGAAGCGAAAGCCCCGCAACGACAAGGGCGGCACCCACGCTGCGCCCGGTGAGGGGTGGACCAATCGCGAGGCAGACCTCATGTGGCCCGAGATGCTTCAACGCATCGGGCGGCTCAATCCCCCGCGTACGCCGTACGACCTCAGCATCCAAGTGATTCGGTTGTCGCCATCAGCGGTGACGTTGCCGAACCAGATCGACGGCGCCTACGTCGTCGGCGACAAGCGCCGTTCACCGGGTGACGCGCTCAGGGAAGCCGTCATCGACTACTACCACCTGCCCGCCAACTGCGGCCCCGAAGAGTACGAGCTACGTTTCGTATGGAAGCAGACCGGGCGCGTCTACGGCAGGGGGAAGCTCACTCTCCCCTCCTGCGAAGAGATCATCGGCTACAGGCAGGCTGCCGAGCGCATGCGGCGCCGCCCCAGACAGGCTCACGGAGGCATGGCGAATCCGGCGCTCGACGATGCGCCGTACGATGAATTCGAGCCGCCCCAGGCGCCGCGCAGGACCCCCGTAGGCTACGGCGCTGCGCCGCCGCAAGCGCCGGTGTTTGCGCCTGCGCCGTCGGCGTCGGCTGCGGACGCCTCTGGCGAGGTTGGCTACCTGCGACAGCAAGTAGGCTACTTGAGCGGGCAGCTGCAGCAGCTGATGGGTCTCATGGGCAAGCCTGGCTTCGGCGCCGCGCCGCCGTCGACGGCGCCAACCGGTGTCGCTGCAGCGCCGATGCCTGCGCCGCAAGCGCCGCCTGCCTCCTTAGAGGAGGCGATTGAGCGCGCCGCCGAGCGCATCCTAGCGCGCGCCGGCATCAAGCCGGGTATGCCGGGTGTCGGCACCGCCGGTACGCCCCCGCCTACCCCCGCAAGTGCCACTAACGAGCTTCACGCCGGCATCAACGCCTTCCGCACCTTCGTCGGTTTGGGCAAAGAGCTCCGACATCTCGCGAAGGAATTGAACAACGACTTCGGCGAAGGCGCCGGGGGCGCCGACGAAGAGCCGCAGCAGCTCATAGCGGAGCCCGTCGTCACTCCACCTAGCCCCGAGGATAAGCTCCCTTTCGAGGTGGTGCCCATTCCCGAGACAGACTTCCTCGGACACCCCGCAAAGTACGCCATCGATAAGGAGACGGGCGGCTTCTCGAGGGAGGGCTTCTTCATGGCGAACCCCGGTCTCGCTGAAAAAGCCATCGAAGTTGGCGGCAAGCTTGTCGAGGCGCTTAGCCGTATCGGTAAGGGCGGGGCCCCCCAGCAAGCTGCGGCGGAAGTCGTGCGCGAGATTCCTAGGGGTGCAGTAGACGCAGGCGTCGCCGGCAACGGTGGCGGCAGTAACGATGGCGGTGAAGTGCCGGACGGTAACGGAGGACTCTAGTCATGGCTAAGAAGCAAAAGTCGACGGCGTCGGAAGCTTTCAAGAACACCCCGAAGACGCGCGTCATGCGCCCCGGTAGAAAGCCGACGAAGTACTGGCTCGACATCGACGCCGCGCTTACCATCGACGACAATACGAGTTTCGCGTTCAAGTTCCACGGGCTCGCGCCGAAGTTCGGAGGCCTCAGGCCGGAGGAGCTGCCTACGCTCCTGCGCGACCTAGCCGCGCAGCTAGAGAGCCAAGTGTCCACGTTCGATCTTGGCGCTATGGCCGGCGAAGCGGCCGCAGCCAAGGCGACATCGAAGAAACAGCCGAACTAGGGCGCGGCGCTGACGACGACCGTCATCATGAACACCAGGTTCACGACGTTATTGCCGGAGTTGTCCAAGCCGTAGCGCGAGAAGACCAACGTGCCCCTGCCGGGCGACGTAGCTTGGAACGTGATGACGCCTTGGTCGGCTGCTTGTGAGGCCGCCGACTCCTGCCCCGCCATCGTGGTGATGGGCATCTGGCCGCCGTCGAGGGCGGCCGCGCCCCACGTGTTGCCGCTTGCGTCGACCCACCCGGTGTACCAGGAGTTGCAGTACACCCCCGGCGTGCTCGTGCTGCCCGAGGCGAAGACACCGCCGCGTGAATCCTGCGAGTTTTGCGGCGCCTGGGGCACGCACATGGGCGTCGCCGTCGGGTCGTTGAAGATGAACGACACCACGTCCCCGACGTTCAGCGCGATGGGGTTACCGATCTGCTTGCCGTAGGTCGATACCGACTGGTTGACCCCGTTCGGCCAGCTGACTGCGTAGCTCTTGGGCACGTAGGGGGGCGCCTGCTGAGCGCCGCCGCCGTGCGGGTTGAAGACGACGACGCCCCCGCCCCCGTTGCTGCCGGGCTTGATCGTGGCGCCGCCGGTGTTCTTCGCGCCCCCGCCTTGGTTGACGACGAAACCGCCGCCGGTAAAGACGCCTGTGTTGGCGCCTTTCTGCGTAGCACCTGCTTGGTTGGACCCGCTACCGCCGCCCTGGTTGACGCCGCCGATAGCAGCGCTGACAGTTACCGTAGCGCTCAGCGACGGCACCCCCGAGACGGGCTGCCCCGTCGAGCTCGAGTAGAGCGTCGCGGCAATCATCGACGCGCCGACCTGCAGCCCCGTGAGGGTGAAGCTGTGGAGTGCCGGGCTTCCGACGCCGCCGCCCGTCGTGCCGACGTCGACGATGCTTACGACGGCGTTATTCTTCGCTTGCATCACCCACGCACTGCCGAGCATCTCGGGAAGCGTCACGCGCACCGGCACCCCGATGACGAGTGGAATCGACGCGGGTAGAGACGCGCCGTTGTTGGCGGCGCCGCCCCCGCTTGTCGACGCTGCCGGCTTGTTACCGAGCAGTAGAAAACCGCCGACGCCAAGAATCGCCGCGGCGGCGCCGATGCCAACCCAAACCTTCGTCGACTCTTTCATCGTCTTTTCCTAGTTGCCAGCGTTGCCGCCGCCACCGGCGCTGCTGGCGCCGCTATTCGGGCCGCCGCCTTGGGAGCCTCCTGGGGCGACACCGCTGGAGCCGCCCCCACTCGAGCCTCCGCCACCACCAGAGGGCGGTTGAGGCGGTGCCGGGGCAGTTGCGTTTGCTGCGCGGCGTTGGCGCTGTTCGCCCAGAGAGCCACGCCCACAATCGCGGCTACGGCCCCGACGCCGAGCAGGATCTTCGTGGACTTCTTCATCTTGCCGCCACGGCGGCTTCTGCTGCGGTGTCTCATAGGGGGTAGCTTACTCCAACGTCATACTGTAGGCTACAGCTTATGCGCAGCGCGCGTGACGCAGAGCTGATGCTGATGCCCCACTTGCGGCGCGGCGTCGGGCAGCTTTCAGACTCGGCGCAGATTCAAAGCGTACTCGGAGGCATCCCAGGCGTCAGCCAAGGCCAAGTCAATCAAGCCATTACGACGTACAACGGGCTAACTTCGGCGGCGACCGGGAGCATCCTCGGCATCCTCAATGGCGGCCCCATCAACGCCGCTACGCTTGGGCCGGTTGTGGCGTCTGGGATGGCTTTGTTAGGCGCTACGGCGCCCGAGATTGCTGCAGTGGCGATCGGCTTGTCGGTGCTCGGCGCTTTCGCCTCCTTGTTCGCCCCGGCGCCTCAGAACTGTAGTTGGCGTGTCGCCAACAAGTGTTTCAACGCCAACCGCCCTTCGGGCCCCGGCGACCCAGCGTGGATGACGTGGGGTCAATTCGCCCAGAACCCGCTCGACGTCGCGGCGGCGTTCCCTTGGTACTACGTGCAGGCGTGCGACCTCGGCGCCATCAACTCGACGCCTACGCCATCACCGCAGCTGCAGTTTCTGAAGACGTACTACGCTGCGTGGCAAGCGAACGCCGAGTATCTCATCAACGGGTATCAGGCGATTGACGATTGCGCCCTCCTGACGATTGTGGCTAACGCGTGGAACAACGGGCACGACGGGAGCTCTACGTATACATTCCAACCGACGCCCGCTTTCGGTCTTCAATCTGAGTGGGATTCGAGCTTCCCTGGCGGCATTCCCCGTGCGGTGCAGTGCCCCGGAGACCAAAACCTGCCCCCATTCGTTCCCGGCGCGCCGCCGACAGCTAGGAGCTACGTCGGCCTCTTGATGGATGGTGACATCACCGCTACGCGATGCAGCGCCCAGGGGCTTCCCATCAACACGGGCGGGGCGTTCTTGACGAGCCACTTCATCCTGCCCCCCAAGGGCCCATCGGTGCCATCGACGACGTCAACAGGCGCGAAGGTTGCACTCGGAGGCGCCGCAGTCGTTGGCGCCGGGCTGTTGGGGATTGGCTTGTTGGCGCTTATCAAGGGGTGGGGCTTCGGTAAGGCAGTCGACTACGTGTGGGGTAAGACGGGCAAACCCGCCATCGCCTACGTCAAGAAACACGTCTAAGGAGTTGTGATGAGATCTTCAGTCGCAGCCGGAATTGTCCAAGGCGTGATCGGCGCGGCGGTTGTGACCGCTAGTGGGGCGGCCGTAGGCGCAGCGACAGCGGCGCCGTGCGGCTCTCATCCCGGTGAGTTGCTAGGCGATCTGTTCTGCGGCGCCGCCGGGGGCGCGCGGCTAGGGGCCGGCTACGGGCTATTGGCCAGCGGTGCTGTCGGTATTGGAGTCGCGCTGCTCTCCTCTAGATACCGCGCCGCTGGGCTAACCATGGCGGGCATTACGGTGGCTTTGGCTATACCCGGCGTAATATCGCAGGCCCTCAAACCGCCGCCCCCAACGACGACGTAGAATGCGCGACGTGCTCGTTCGGTGGATGAGCCATGCAGTCTGAACTCGTCGGTCTCCTTTCTGGCGTCCTTGGCGACTCTCTGGCAAGGCGGTTGTTCTCGCTGATCGCCGAGCGTGGAAAGATGCGGCTACGCGACCTTGCCGAGGAGACCTCAGACGAACCCGAACCTGACATTGCGGCTGCGAGGCGAAGGTTGGATCAGCTCACACGGGCGGGCTTGATCGAAGAGGCTCCGGCGTCGATTCCTGACTGGAGCGTCTACTACATCACCTCGCGCGGCCTGACTACCTTCCGGCAACTTGGGCTCACCGCATAACCGTGCTCGCCGCCGCCCTCTTTGCTGTCGGCGGAAGCCTGATCCTTGGTGCCATTGAGGTGTTCGCTCGGCTAGGCTTGGCGCAGACGCCTCCGACAACTGTCGGTGTGCACATTGATTGGGTACAGCTTCCGAGCGGTCAAGACGTCCAAGTTACTAAGGGCTATGCCTACGCGGGCATCGTCAGTATCAAGAAGACTCGTACTAAAACAGACATAGCGGCCTTCCTGTTGAAGCGCGGACTGTCGATATCCGATTATGCCGAGCAAGGGCAGCGCCCCGATATCCCCGTCGACCCAGACCCGGACTACAAGACGGTCACGTTGATGACGGCGGTAGCCGTAGCCAGCGACGGAACGATCCCCTGGCAGATGCCCGCGCTGCTCTCAGGGAGAGACCACGCCATCATTGTATGGGCCGGCACGCCGAGCGGCTCTGGACTGCCGCCGGAACCGCCGGCTCCGCCTACTCCGGTGTGGCCGTATGTGGTAGGCGCCGTAGTCGTAGTGGGCTGCGGGTTGACTGTGTGGGAGGTGTATCGCCGAGAGACGTCGAAAAGACGAGGCGCCTAGCGCGAAGCTGCTTAGTCTGCGGAGCTATGTACTACCTCCTCTGCGAAAAGCACCGCATCAACAACTACTTCAAGTCGCGCCCACCGAGCGGTTCCGGCGCTGTCGCTACCTTCTGGTTCTTTGACTGCACCAACCTGAAGAGCGTCGAGCACGCCTTCAACGATGCGCTCGCGTCAGGGAAGAAGTTCAGCGTCTTTCGCCCCTTCCCCATCGCGGGGAGCTGGTTCGGCTGCGACATCGTGGGGTACACCCACAGGCCCAATGTCGGCATACACTCTGATGAGGCGGAAGCTGAGCGCCGGGGCGATATGCTCCACGAGTGGATCGAGACGCGAGCGCTGCGCATGGTGTAGATATGCTTGATGTTTTCGACACTATCCCGCCCGATGCGCACGCTCTACTGGTGCTTGTCGCCGTCGGCATGTTGCTGTTCGGTGCTGGCCTCTTGGCGATGCGTAAGCGCTAACGCAGTTGCGCACACGAGTACGCAGCGGTAACCTATCGTAGTCAAAAGGAGACTACCAAGATGGGCTGCTGCTCCAACTGTGACAAAGGCCTGCCGTGCGCCGACGGTAATGGCGACCTGAACCCCGCTGTAGCTGCCGGTATCGCGGGCAGCGGTATGGGCGCTACCGCCATCGAGATGCAGGCCCTGCTAAAGTCTCGAGCGATGTCGCCGGCCCAGCGCGCGATGCAGGGCCACGTGCTGATTCAGCAGATGATGAGCGGTCGGCCGATCCGAGGTTTCGGCCAAGCCGGGGCCGTGCCCGCGAAGACGTGCTGCGGTGGCGGCACCATTATCGACGCGAACGGCAACTGCGTCCCCGCCTGTGTGAGCTCGGTGGGTGGCGCCGCCGGCAGCGTCGCCGCTAGCATACCGTCGGTAAACGGCCTCTGCCCCCAAGGCTTCCAGCTCGCGCCCCAGGGCATCGCCGACTACTGGTGCCAGGCGTCGACTACGGCGAAGGTCGCTGTCGTTGCCGGCGGCGTCGGCGTCGTCGGCCTGGGCGCCTGGCTCTTGATGCGCAAGAAGAGGAAGTAGATGCCCCCCACCAACCAAGGGCGCGCGCTCGTCGCGCGCATGTACCGTGGGCTCGGTCAAGCCTCGAACGCGGCGCTGCCCCCGGGTACCGTAGCGAACCCCACCTACGACCCTAACGCCGCCGCCGGTACGCACAACGCGTTTACGTGGGTGTCACAAGTCAGTGGGCTCAACGACGGCGACTGTTCGCAGAGCGCAGTCATCGACCCCATCACCGGCCAGTGCGCGAATCTCTGCCCCGACAACTCTCGGCCAGCGAACGGCTGCCCGCCCGCGACAGGCATTCCGCTCTGGTGGGGCCTCCTCCCCATGTGGCAGAAGGTTGCCGTCGGCGCGGGCGGCGCGGCGGTGGTGCTCGGCGGCGGATACATGCTGCTTCACAAGAGTAAGCCCGCCGCGCGACACGCGAAACGCCGCGCTAAGCATCGCAGAAGGTAGCAAGTGGATAGGCGCCTCGCTTGGGCACTTGGCGCAGTCGCGGTCGCAGGTGCGGCCGTCGGAGCGCTAATCTTAGCGAGCGGCAGCAAGCCATCTGCGCCGAGCGGCGGCGTCACGCCGGCACCGGGCGGCGGCAATGGGGGCTCCGGTGTGAAACCCTCCTCCGACCCGTGGGGCGACCTGAAGACGCAGATTCAGATTCTCGACTTGAGCGCGAATAACCTCCGCGCCGACACGTTCGTCAATCACCCTACCGTGTGGGCGGTGTGGGTGGATGCGGGTACCGTCATGGACGACGCTAACAACCTGATGACGAATCCCGCCGGGCAGCCGCTAAAGCCCCCGGCATCCGCGGCGGGCCTCGCGACGCTCAACACCGACGTCACGAAGCTCTTTCAAGATTCCGCCGCGGCATCAACGGCTACATTGGTGCCTGCGTCGACGAAGGTGCTCGTCGCGGCTGTTGCGGCGGCGACGCTGGGCGTGTCGCGAGCCGCGTCTACCGCTGGTGTCTAAACCGCGTCTTGCGTCTGGCTGAGGGCGTCTCTATGTTGAGACGGTACCTAGAGTCGGCGACCGCTGAGTTGCGTCGCGCCGTCATGGGAGACGCGGCTTGAAGTCAGGATGAAGGGAGGTTAGGGTGTCAAAGCGAAAGGTGATGCGGGCGAAGCGGGTGACATGGGGAGGGGTAGACCCCGCTTCGACAGAGTACAGGCGACGGGTTTTGTTGGCGGCGTTTGAGGCGTTGTCGACCGCATTCGAGGGAGTGTCAGTGGAGCGGATCGAGCTTGTAGTCTCAAGACGGAAACCTGAAGTGAGGTGAATCCAAGGCGGGAGGTTGAGACGAATGGGTTATACGATCTGGCCGGATGGCGTGGGCGGAGACGTGCTCCAGGAGATTCATCGGGAGCGGTTTCGACAAGAGGACTTGCAGCCCAAGGGAAAGTTTCCTTGGACGTGCGCGGCGCCGAGCGTGTCGGACGAAGCGAAGCTCGCGGTGCTGGCGGAGGAGTTTGGCGAGGTGGCTCGCGAGGTCACGGAGCAACTCATTGACCGTGGGCGACGGGTACGGGACGAGGACGAGATCGAGGCGCGGGCGCTCGCGGCATCTCGTCGGAAGATTCGGGAGGAGTTGATCCGGGTGGCCGCGGTGGCGGCGGCGTGGGCTGAATCGCTTACGAAGTGAATTGGGCGAGACGGGCAGAGTACGTCGCCAAGTGTGAGGGCTGAGGTTCACTGAGTCCAAGGCGAGGAGGTTGAGAGGCGTGGGTGCGAAGACTTTCGAGATGCTGAAGGACGAGGCGCATTACGCGTGGCTCGTATGGTGTCCAGCGTGCAACGAGCCCCATCTCTTCGACGGCCGTTGGACGTTCAATGGCAATCATGAGCAGCCAAGTTTCCAAGCTTCGATGCTCGTACACGGGTTCCCGGACGAAAAGCCCTCACCGGAGCATCCGCGATGCCACTCGTTCCTTACGGATGGCGTGTGGAACTACTGCGCCGATTCGACGCACGAGCATGCGGGCAAGTCGCTTCCGGCTCCAGATTGGGCCGATACACGATGGTCTCGCATGCGACCGGATGGCGTGGTGCCGGCACCGGACGGAGACGCGACCTAGGGTTTCCAACAACAGAGGAGTGTTATGGATAACGGAGACGTGAGTGGCGCGTTCGTGCGCAAGGCGTGGCTTCAACAGGTCAACATCGTCGGCTTCCAGCTGACCACCGAAGGCGTCTTCGCGCCTCTGGTAGCCGTCGAGCCCTCCGAAGACGAGAACGCGAAAGCCGCCGCCGCTATCCCGACGGGCCCGTACTGGTTTTGGCACAGCGGCATGGGCGCTGTCTGCCTCCCCGGCCCTCAGGGCTTCATCGGCTTCAAGGCGCGAGACTTGAAGGAAGCGGGTTGGCGAATTGATGAAGTCGAGCTCGCGCGGCTTTTGCCCCGAGTGCCGGGAAGCGGGCTGGCTTCCGGCGCTGGCGGAGACGTGAAAGCCGAAGCAGAAGCCGCGCGCCGCCGCGCGCTCATCGATAGGGGCCTCAAGGGCCGGCGATAAGCGACGGCAGTGCGGCGGTAGCCTCAACCGTCGCCTGAGTGCTATGCTTGCCGCATGGGACGGCCCCCGAAAACACCTGAGGAGCATGCCGCACGTAACGCGTACAGACGAGCACACTACGCTGCGCACAAAGATGAGATAAACGCTCGGCGGCGCGCCCCTGAGGCACTTGAGCGATCGCGGGCCGCCGGCCGCGCGCGGTACGCTGCACACAGAGACGACCCCGGCTTCAAAGAAGAGAATAGGGCTAGGGCGCGTGCGTACGTGGGGGCGCACAAAGACGATCCCGAATTCATCCTAATCTGTTCTCGCTTGATGGCTGTGGGTGGTGGACGTGGAGGGCGCGGCAACAATACCGCTCACGTAGACCACGATCATGTTACCGGTGAAGTGCGCGGGCTCTTGTGCCACGCATGCAATATAGGCATCGGAGGGTTGAGAGACAGCATCGCGCTACTGAAGAACGCCGTCGCGTACCTAGAGAGCGGGCCATCATGCGTACTGGCGTAGGAAGCGATTCGTTCAATCCTGGCGTCAACAGGATGCGCGCAGCCGGCGTGAAGGTCGACGTGCAACCTTACAGCGACGGCCCCGCGGGTGTCGGCCAGAGCCTCGACGTCATCGCCCAGAAGATTCGCGAAGGCGCTGCTGACAGTGACCTGCAGGGATGGAGTGCCGAGAAGCTTCGCGCCGCCGGGTTCGACGGGCGCGCCAAGACGCCGACGGTACAGCAGCTCTGCGAAGTTCTTCTGGCCGCCTATCGGCAGGAAGTAATCTATGCCAGTGATCCGGCGCGCACCGAGCAGATCCAATCGCCCGCCGCGACATTGTGCTTACGCCCGGGGCTGTGCCTTCGACGTGGTGACTGCGACGACGGAGTCGTCGCTCTCGGCGCGGCCATTCTGTCGTACGCTGTGCCCGTGCGGGTTATAAAACAGCCATACGCTCAGCAAGAGCACGTATTGCTGGGCGTCATCGACGACAGCGGCACAGTCTTGTACGTCGATACCGCTAACAACCTGTATAAGGTAGGGCCTGGCGGTTCACCGGGGTGTCCGCCTAAGGTGCCTGGCGAAACCTATGTCGACCCCATGAATAGCGCCCCTGCCGGCCCCGCCGGCACCTCTGGCGCCCAGCTTATCACCCTCGGAGCCTCGCCCAAGATGCAATCTCAATCGCAGTCGTCTCAAGCCGTCTATAGGCACAACAGATGGTGGCGCCTCAGCGCCGGCTGCGGCGGCAACCTCGAAGTTCACGAAGGCGGCAACTGGTACAGAGTCGGCACCGGCCAGGCCCCCGCGGCGCCGAGCGACTTCGCAGCTCTGAAGGCGGCGCAGGATGCGCAGTGGAGCCAGGTGTCGGCGCAGATTCAAGCCTGCAGCTCTGGATTGACGGCATCTTCGCAGTCGGCGTTCGCCTCCGACTATGCCACGTGGCAAGCCTTTGCGGCGTCGACTACGGCGACGGCGGACGACTACACGCGCCTTCGCGCCTTCAACAGCATCCTTCAGGTGTGGCAGCTGAAGGCGCAGGTCTACTGCAACGCCGCATCGAACCCCGGCGGCGCCGTCGGCGTCGGCGCGATTCACGTGCCGGGCATCAACTGCAACATCGACGACTTGAAGGGGCAGAAGTTGCGCCTCCTCGGGCCCTGGACGCAGCTCGGAAACGACGTCGACAACTGCCCGCTCTGCAAAGACGACCGAAGCCTCTGCGCCGCGACGAGCGCGTATCCCAACGGGGCCCCGAACGGGATGACGCTGACGCAGAAAACCGACTTCCTCCAAGACTTCCTCACGTTTCAGAACTGGTACAACGCCGACTTCCCCATCTGCGACGCCGATGCCGAGATAAACCAGGGGCGCGATCTAGAGCAGCGCTACGACAGGTGGCGGAAGATTGTCACCCAATTCTGCACCGGCGCGAATCTGCCGGGGGTGCAGTCGCCTGACTTGCCCCCGCTCCGCAATGACGACCCCCGAAGCCCCAACTACGTACCCCCGGCCGGCCCCGGCGACATCGCAGCAAGCATCGCGAAGAGTGTCGCCGTCGTCGGCGTCGCAGCCGCCGCGATCTACGGTATGTACATCATCGCCCCGGCGGCGCGGAACCTCTTCGATAGAGTCACCAAGAAGAAGTAGGTGCCTCTTGAAGCGCCTCATTGCAAAGGGCACCGAGGTGCTCTTCGAGATGCACGACGGGCGCGACATCGAGCCGCGAAGTAGGTACGCTTTGCTGCACGACCCCGACGGCGTCGTCTGGGCCAAGTGCTCACTTTTGGTGATGCCTTTCGACAGAGGGGGCGCGCCGCTTTCGGATGACGACGCTGACAGCCGCGACTACTTCGGCGCCGCCTACGTGCGAAAAGTCGGCAGCGTCGACACGCCGCCTAGCGACTTGACGGAGTGGCAAGAGGTAGGGGCCGTGCGGCGCATCTATTACTACCGCGATGGTGTGAAGTACCCGGGTGACTTCAAGCACACTTTCGGCAAGCGCAGTATCGCCTCACTCTTCAGAAGCGGCGAGGCGGTACTCCACAAGCGCGGCAGCCTCTATCGCCTCGAGCTCCCCGACTGGTGCTCCGTCGACGACCGCGGTATCGTCGCTCCTTAGAGAAGTGCGCGTGGCACTTCGCGCGTAACGCGCTACGCTCTCTCTGCGTAAGCCGATGTCTGACTACATCGACATCATGCAGCAGGAGACCGGAGACGACATGGCAGCCAGCCGACGCCGAAGCCGCCGCGCCAAAAGCGGCAAAAAGTCGAAGAATCGCGCGGCATTCGAGCGCGCCAGGCGCATCGCGAAGAAGCGCCCCGCTCCGAAGCGGCGCAGCGCACGCAGAGGCGCAAAAGAAGCTTCACGCGCGAAAAGTCGTACCCGCCGCTTGACAAAAGCGCGTAGGGCAGTGCACACTTCCCGAAGTGCAGGGGAGTCTCGGGGAAAACGAAGGAACCGACGTCGCAAACAGCGAGTTTCCAGGGAGACCCCGTCAATGGCCCGTAAACGAAAGCGCAGCTGCAAGTACGGTAAGCTCAAGGTGAAGCGCGGGCGGCGCCGGTGTAAGAAGCCGGCGGCGGTGCACGCTCGCCGGAAGAGCGCGAAGCGCGTGGCGGCTGGCCGGAAGGCCGCCCGCACCCGCAAGCGCCGCGCCGGTCGGGGGAGCCCCTCCCACGGTATGCACTCTGCGTGGGAAGCTCCGAAGCGCAAGCGTAGCAAGAAGCGCGGCAAGAAGCGCAGCCGCGCTAGCTACAAGCGCAAGCGTCCGGGCCATCGCAAGCACAGCGTGAGGGGCTACTACCGCAAGAAGAGCCGCGGTAGCCGCAAGCGCGTCTACGTCAGGGGCCATCGGAGCCATGAGGCCCCGAAGCGTCGTCGACGCCGCCGGCATCACGCCGCCGCAAAGCGCCACTCGCGTCGCCACTACCACCGTCGCTCTCGGGCGATGGAGAACCCCATCTCCGTGATGGACGGCGTGGTCGGCGGCGTTTGCGGCCTCATCGGCTACGGCGCGGCTGAAGTCGTGGACCGCCTCCTCGCCACCCACGCCCTCACCGACACGAACACCAAGGACGCGAACGGGGTGGAACTCTACACCGACCCCGCCGACTCGAGCGGTCACTGGAATGCCACCTACGTGCTCGGGCCCATGAGCCTCGGCAGGTGGGCGGCAGGCCTCGGCATCGCAATCGTCCCGCTCTTGGCTGGCGGGATGATCAAGAAGCCTGCGCTGCGCTCCTGCGTGCAGTTCTTCGGCTTCGGCGCGTTGATTCGCACCGGCGGAAAGGGCCTCACGGATCTGCTCGCCTACGTCTCGCGCAAAACCGCGGTCGGCCAGCGCCTCTTCATCCCCGAAGACAGCGCCCAGTCCGCGCTCAGCGCCGGCAAGTACGACACGACGCTCCCGGGCATCGCGCCCGGACCTACCGGCCTCGCGGGGCTTCCCCCCGCCGGCTGCGGGTGCGTCAACTGCAAGACGGGCGTCGGCGCTTGCTGCGGCAAGACGACCATCGCTCAGCTTCAGCAGGGCACCATCCAGCGCGCCACGGGGCAGCCCCAGACGGGCTCTGTCGCCAACCCCACCGTCAACACCGGCGAGACGGTAGGCACTCCGGCTCAGCAGCCTCCGGGCGGCGCGAACCAGGGCGGCACCCCTGTCGGCGTCGCCAATCCGCCCTCGCCGTCGCCAGTCGGCGTCGTCTTCGGTGGCGGTGGCATCGTGCCCTCTACTTCACCTGGACCCCTCCGCGGGGCCCCGCTTGGCTCGGGTGCAGGCCGCTCCCCGGCAATGCCCGTCCTTTACAACCCCAACATTCGGCGCATGGCCGAAGGAAACTAGCTCAAGGGGTGGTGCCCGCAGGGACACCCTGAGAATCTAGGAAGGCAAACATCATGGCTGGTCGTCTCGCAAAACCCACTCAGAAGAACCCGCGGCTGACGCTCGGCGTCGGCCAGGGCACGCCCAACTCGGACATCGTCAACCTCTTCAAGAGCGCGACGAGCTGCCCCATCTACGCTTTGCCGACGGTGGCGAAGCGCCAGTGGGAGTTCGAGGGCCCGGTGTCGCAGGCCAACGTTCAGCGAAGCCTCGGCAACCAGATCGACATCCTCGGCGGCAGCAACGCCACGGCGCCCGACAACGTCTACCAGACCGACGGGCTCATCAACGGTGAATTCCAGACGTACGTCCTCGCGTGCGCCGTCGGAATGCACCTCGAGCCGGAACCCATGTGCTGGACGGCGCAGGGCAACGCGATTCTCGTGCCGGGCTCGTCCATCCCGATGCCGAACAGCCCCGACGACTACACCGTGCTCGACCAGAGCAACTTGGTGTACGGCGGTGCGACGCAGTCTGTGCCTCAGGTGCAGACGAGCATGCGGCGTGCGGTGCTCGAGTGGGGCTGGTGGGCGAACTACGCCTTCTGGCACCTCGTCCGCGGGTACAACCTCCGTTGGACCTACGGCTCCCTCATCAACATCATGGACGAGCAGCTGCGCGACACCGCGTACACGCCGCCCAACGCTCAGGAAGGCTCTGCCTCTTCGAGCCAGGTTGCTATCTGCGACTTCGTGCAGCGCACGAACCAGCGGTACATCTCGACGCTCGCCGCGACGCGCATGTTCCTCTGGCAGAACCTCGTTCGCGTCGGCACCCTCGGCGCGACGACCACGTCGACCGAGACGCAGGGCAAGTTCCGGCCCTTCGACGACGTCCTCGTGGACGCCACCTACGGAGGCATGGATCTGCGAAGCATGCTGCGTAACAACAGCGAGTTCCGCACCCTCGAGCAGCCGTACATCCTGAAGCCGGGCGTTCCGCCGGGCCTCATCCTCGAAGCGAACGGCGACAACGCCGAGCAGGCGCTCTTCCAGGCGCAGTTCGACGCGTCGGGCGGCTTCACGGGCGCGACCCCGCCTTACTCGTTGACCCCCTTCGGCACGCTCATCGCGAACGGCGCCGGCCAGGTGTTCGACGAGCTCTCGGCGGACAACGTCGATGTTCTCCAGCAGGTCAACACCGAGCACTACGTGTTCAAGGGCGGAACGGCGCTCATGAGCATGGAGATCAAGGGCTACGAGATCACCGAGCCCCTCGCGGACCAGATCAAGAGCGACCCCACGCTCCAGGCTCAGATCTGCTCCGAGTGCGGCTGCGCGGTCGGCTGGGCCTCGTAATCGGCGGAAGCTGATTCACGGCAGGGCAGCGCAAGCTGCCTCGCCGTCGACAGCCTCGCTGTGAGAGCGGTGCTGTCGACGACGAAAGGCGTGAGAGATGGCTGACGAGACGAAAGAGCTGAAGGAAGGCGTCGGAAGCTGCGGTAACCCCAGCCAGTGCTGCGGGCCCGCCGTCGAGGACGTCCGCCAGATGCTTGCGCTCGGCTCACCGAGACTCGCGCTAGCGAAAGCGCTCGGCGTGCCCCTCGCACCCTGGGCGTTCACCATCACTGCCACGTTCACCAGCGTCAGCCAGAACCTCGTCGCCGACCAGGGCCAAAACGTGAAGCTGGTGCAGGACATCATCGTCGATGACATCCGCTACCAGATCGACACGCAAGTGACGCCGAGCGGCGACTTCGACAACTTCAATTACGCCTGCTTCGCACAACAGAGCAATATCGAAGCGAACCTCCGCGTCAGCGGCGCGCCCCGATACGACGTGTACTCGCAGTTCACGCCGCTCGCGATGATTCGCCGGCCCACGCAAGGGTGGGTTCTCCAGCAGACGAACGGCGTCTTGATGTCCTTCCAGAGCAACGTTCCCCTTCAGAATGTGCCCATCAAGATCTCCTTCGTCTTCGAGTGCCGGACCACGCACTGGGCGAAGCTCATCGACATGAAGCAGCGCGAAGCGGTGCAGATGCTCTGCAAGCTCGGGTACGACGTCGGGTCTTACACAGAGCTCTACTGCTAAGGGAGGTGCCCTAGATGGCGCCTCGCCAAAAAGAGTACCAGAGCTGGGGCATCGACCAGAGCGCTGCGTTCGTCGAGACGGACCCGTTTGGCGGGCTCTCGAGCCTCGGCGTCAAGGTACCGACACTCTCGACAGCCGCGCTGCCCTCGGCGAATCCGCCGACGCTCGGGTACAACAGTCGCTACCTCTTTCACCTCGCGAGCTTCCACGTGCCCGAGAGTGGCGGGTGTGCGCGCATCACCGGCTACCGGCTGAACGTCCAGATCTGGGCGTTGCAGTCTGGCGAGGGCGGCAACCGGTACGTCAAGCAAACCGTCTACGACCCCGCCTTCAGCTTCCAAGACGGCAACTGGAGCTGGCACCTGCGCTTCATCCCCGATGTCGGGATGAACGGCATCAGAGTGAGCCCCCCTCTGCCCGTCAATCAGAATGACGGCACGACGGCAAACCTCGATGGCACTGCGTACCGATGGGCTGACACGCCCGCGATTCTCTATGAGAACATGCTCGTCGCCGCCGGAGATCCCTTCTACGTCGATCTGTTGGATTACACACCCCCGAATAGCGGCAGGCCTTGGGGAGAGCCCCTCGCCGGCATGGGCACATTCTACGGCGTGAGCACGCCTTGGAATACGCACGGCGCATGGAGCGCGCTCGATATCGAGTGCGATGCGCCAGGCACCTACGCCCTCTTCTGCAGCGTTAGGCAAACGAATAGCTCTACGCGAACCCCGCTGACGCCGCCTGGCACCTTCTTCGGTAACGGTCTCTCCGCCGAAGAGCAGTTCCTCTTGAACTTCCCCGGCGCCTGGATCGGCTCTGTTGGGGGGAGCCTCGTAGTCACCTCCGACGACGGCGACTGCGGCGACCAGTTCGGCAATCGTGAGAAGGAAGGGCCCTGCTCCTAATGGCTACTTCGGCATCGATGATTCGACACTCTGAGGGCGTTGCCGGCGGGCAAGCGGCCCCACCTGGCAGTGGCGGCGGGCAATCCGCGCGCCCCGCGCCCGGGAGCGACGGGGACATCGCGACGCGCCCCGGTGACGCAGGCGGCGGTGGGCATTCGACCCACGGCGCTACGCAGCAAGGCGCGCCTCTAGTCGCTAAGCGCCTCCACGGCGTCGGGCAGACAGCACCTGCAAGTGCCGACGCGCTTTTGCAGCAAGCGCAAAACCAGCTAGCGGCCGCGGCCGCCGCCCTCGTAGCCGGTGACGCCACTACGGCGGCTACCGACGTCGGCAACGCCGTCACACTCGTGGGCCAAGCAAGAGCCGCGATGGCGGCCGCCCCGCCGCCTTCAGGTGTAACTGTCTCCGGCGGTGCCGCCATCGGCATCGCGGCCGGTAGCGCTCTCTTGGGGGGTGTGGCAGGATGGATGCTGAAGGGTTCAGGGGTACTGAAAGGTAAGCGATAGTCATGGCATCGGCTAATTGGCAGGAAACTCGCAGCGTGCCGGTGAAGACCGAGCACGGCAACCCCCTTGTCATCGGCATGGGCGCCTCGCCAGTGCAAGCGCACGGGCGTGAGTGGTACCGCGCACCGTCGGGCGCCGTCTTCAGCCGCCCCGTCGCCGGCCTCGGCAGCGCGGTAGCGCTCAACCAGACCCGGATGCGTAACGCCGTGAATCTGCGGATGCAGCGCGCCTACACGACGAGCCCGCGCGGCGTGTCCCTCAGGCACCCACACGTCGGCATGGGGCAGGCTGCGATCTTCAGCGACAGCTGCGGCAACACCCTCTACAGCGACGGCTCGGCGACGTGCGCCGACGGTAGCTCCTACCCCTGCACGCCCTGCAACGGCATGACGGTGGTTCAAGCCGCGGCGGCTGCCGGCATCACCCCTAGCGGCGGTGGCGGTGGTGGCGGTGGTATCAGCCTTCAGGCGGCTGCTGCGGCTGCCCTCGCGGCCCTCAACGCCGACCCCAACTACTGCGCCGATGTCGCCGTCGCTGGAAGCGCCGTGAATACCGCCGTCCACAACTTCAAGTCGGCGTGGAACGCGGCTAACCCTACGACCCCCGTGCCCATCAACACCGGCAACTACGAGCCTTCGGTAGCGGCGGCGCTGAACAGCCTCGTAGCCGGCGCCCCCGCTGGCTGCGGCGGTGGCGTGAGCCCCGGGCCTGCCCCCGCCCCCGGCCCTTCGCCGAGCCCGGCGCCGGATACCATGTGGATCGTCGGCGGCGCGGTGGCCGCTGCGGCCATCGTGGGCGGCGCGCTCTACTACAAGAAGAAGCACGGTAGGCGCCGGTAGGCACCAGAAGCGCCATGCTGACGATCGATATGCACGACATCGTCGCCATCGTGGCGTTTTTCATATCGCTCATGACGACCATCGTCGTCGCTCTTACGAAAGCGAAAGACAAAGCTACCGCGGATGCGCACGCCGCCGAAGTCGCCAAGATCGCGAAGCTGGAATCGCGAGCCGACGATTACGAGCGCCGAATTCAAGGCAACGAGCTTGCCAGGACGCGCCTGGAAGCTGAGCAGGACGGGTTGACTACGGCTGTGGAAAAGCTAGAGAGAGCGGTAGAGGAACGGATGACGCGCGTTGAAGAGCGCCTCACCGACATTCTCCTAGAGCTCCAACGCGGTAATTCCAAGAAAGGCCAGGGGTAATCGTCATGGCTGGGTATCAATTCGACGCGCTACACCTCGTTCTGTGGGCGGCCTCGTTCTTCCCCGCAGTCGCCGCGGCGATCCAAGCCGCGCTCGCAGGCTCCGGCGGGCAGCCCCTCAGCGTGCTAGCCGTCATCATGATCGTCGTGCCCATCTTCGTCACCTCGTTAGCCGTGCTGCAAAGCGCGAAGTCGCAAGCGAGCGTCACTGCGATGAAGAAGGCGCTCGTATCGACGCCTCCGCCGGCCCCCGCACTCGCCAAGATGGGCTTCCAGAAGAAAAAGCAGTAAGCCCTCTTGCGTCATAGGAGCGGGGCCTTATGCTCGTTCCCATGAACGACAACGACTCAGGCAGCACCTCCACCAGCAGTACTTCGACTCCTACGCCTCCGACGAAGAAGCGGCGCGGCTTCGCTGCGATGTCGCCAGAAGCTGTGCGCGAGATCAGCCGCAAGGGCGGAGTCGCGGCACACGCCTCGGGCACGGCGCATGAATTCTCAAGCGAAGAGGCGCGCGCCGCCGGACGCAAAGGCGGCCTCGCCGCGCACGCTAAGCGCCGCGCCAACGGGCAGTAGCGATGAGCAACATCAGGCTCGAGGGCCTCAGGCCCATTCGCGACCGCGTCATCGTGCGCCCCGAGGAGGCGCCCAAGGTGACGAAGGGCGGCATCATCATCCCCGAACATATCCGAGGCGTGAAGCCGAAGGATGAAAAGGGGCGCCACGCCGTGTGGGGCACTGTCATCGCTGTCGGCCCCGGGGCGACGGACATGAAGGGCCGCTACTACCCCATCGAAGTCGTTCCGGGAGATCGTATCGCCTTCTCCGAGGGCGCGCCCAAGGAAGTCTTCAAAGACGACTCCGGCGCCGACATCTACTCCATCTCCGGCTTCGCAATCTTCCTCGTCGACGAGGACACGCCCGTTAGGCGTGACATGAGAGGTACGCACATATGAAACTCGAGCATCAGAACGACAAGCTTCTCATCGGTGCTATCGCGCTCCTCGCGACGCTCGTCAGCGTCGACGTCGCCTGCACCCCGAAGACGGCTGTCGACGTCGCTTCGCTTACGAGCTGCATCGAGGGGCAGCTCGAGGCCGGTAACACCAACGTCCTCAACATCGCCGCCGCGTGCGGAAGCCAGGACATCGCCCTCGTCACCGACGTTATCGGCGCGCTCGAGAAGGCGCAGAAAGCCAAGCCCTTCGCCATCTCGAAGCCGCAGTCCGAAGGCGGTCTCGATAGCCACTAAGCGCGCGCACGCGCGCCGCGGGTGTTACACTACACCCAATGGCTAGTCGCACTCTCGCGGAGGTGCGCGCGGAACTGCGCGAGTGGCTATACGACATGAAGTGCCTCCATGAAGCCCCGGGGCTGGGGTTCGACCAGGCTTACATGGCAGCACGCCGACGCGCCGATGCACTGGCACGTGAGTACACTAGGCTTGTAGAGGCGGAGGAGAAGAAGTGAGCGACAACGTCAAGCCGCAAGTGTGGGCCCGCTGCCCCTTCTGTGACGGGGAGTACGGCCTGGACGAAGACGTCAAGCTGCAGATGCCTGACGGCAGCGTGAGGCGCTTCGCCGCCGCTATCCACAGCGTACCCGAGTGCGTGGAGTTTCACGCAGCTACCGATGGACTAGACTTCGCTGTCAAGGCGCGCAAGGCACGTGAAGCAGCGAGTAAGACGCGCGCGGCAACATCGAACTGAGAAACGTGAGGAGAGAACGATGGCAACCACTTGTTTCGTGCTGCTCGACAAAACCACTACGCCCCCGAGCTACGGCGCCGTGACCCCCGATGTCCTGCAGCTCATCGCCACCGCGCTCGAGGCGCAGGCCACCGACGACTTCTGCCCCGAATACGGAGGCTCCGTCGTCGTGCGCGTCGGGGCAAGCCCGACTGACATCGCCTCCGGTGAAGTCGCCGTCAACATCGTCGACGACCTGAGCGCCATCGCACCGGGGGCCGCCGCCTACCACGACGACGAATCCGGGATGCCGGTAGTAAACGTCGCTGCCGACGAATTCGACAGTTTCGTCGGCCCCTCGTCGATGCCGATGAGCACGGGCATCAGCCACGAGATGCTCGAGACGCTCGGCGACGCGGGCGCCAATCGTTGGGCAGATCGCCCCGACGGTAGTGAAGAAGCACTCGAGGAATGCGATCGACTGCAGGGCACCGACTACCAGAAGACTCTGACTACAGAGAATGCCGACGGCAGCACGTCAGTAGTCACCGTGCAGGTGGCGAACTTCCTCCTGCCCTCAGCGTGGATTCCCGGCGCCGCCGGCCCGTGGGACTTCGGCGTCGTTCTACAGAACCAGTACGACGTCACCCCCGGCGGCTACGTCATCACGCGCAAGCAGGGCGCGGGTAGCTACATGGCGACGCAGCCCCCACGTGTCGGCTTCAGCGGGGAGCACGTCGGCATGTCGGGGAAAACCCTCGAGAGGAAGCGCCACCCCTCCAGCCGCACCTCGAGACGAGGCGCCACGCTCTAGCACTGCGGTGCTGCTGTGAAGCCGAGGTGGAACATGAGGAGCGACTACGAAGACGACGCTAAGACGGGCATGCCCGGCGGCTGCATCTTCCTCATCCTCTTCTGGTTCTTCATGATCGGCCTAGGATACGTAGCCGGTGCCCACTTCGGCTTCCCCCATTGGCCCCGCTGGCTCTCGTGGTAGACTGTTCGGCATGCACCCCTTCGTGAAGAATCTGCTACGTGAGGCGCGCGCCGTCGGCGTCAAGGCTATCGCGCGCGCATTCGACTCTGTCTACGAGGACGTAGACGCAGGCGCGAAAGAAGTCTCGACTCGAGTCAACAAAGCGCGCGCGGGGCTGAAGGACGTAGAAGCCAACGTGCGCCGCAAAGTACCGGAGGTACGTGTCGCGCCGCAGACGCGCGAAGTCGAAGGTGAAATCATAGACGCGACGTTCGAGGGCGAAGACGATTCGGAGGATGACTGACATGGCTGACGACAAGGGAGAGTTGGTAAGCCCGCGCGAACTGGCGGGGATGATTCGCCGCGCCAAGGACTGTTACCTCTGGGTGGCGTACGGCGTCGGTGAGGGCCTCTACGTCCGCGTCGCGCACACGACAGCGCACGTCATCGTCGAGGAGGCCTACGAATCCGAATGCCAGGAGATCTTCGCGTACATGGAGGGCGGGGACCTGCACATTGGCGACGAACTGGTGACAGAAGCCCCAGAAGGCGAAGGCGAAGGCGCACCTGTCGAAGACGAGACGGAGGTGCCGGAATGACATCTGCGCCACACTACGAGGATCCGACGGTCGCGTACAACACCGGGTACAACGACGGCGGGCGTGAGGAGCGCGTCGCTATACTCAAAGCTCTAGAAGCTTTTGAGATTGAGGTGTTGATGAGTGAGCGTCATCTTACGCCCCCGATGATCTGCGGCATGTTGAAGCGGCTTTGCCGCGAGATGGAGCGTGGTGTGCACAGACACGAGGAGCCGGGCGAAGACGAGACAGAGACGCCATGAAGACCCTCGCCATAGCTTTCGACGTATTGCTTGTACTAGCGATCTTCATCTGCGCCGTCGATGCCGCGCACAGCGGACACCCCGTCATGGCAGCCATCGGGTGGGTGGTGCTGTGCGGCAACTGCGCTGTCCTTTGCCGCGACGTGCTCTCAAAAGAGCCTTGACGGCAGCGCTCGCGCGCCTCAGGATGTTGGCGTCATGAACGCCTACCCCGAGAACGCAATCGCGCTCCTCGACATGGACTATGCCCCGGCGTGGCTATCTGACGAGGACGATGGCGCATCTCCGCCGCCATCGGGACCGCCGTCGTCGCGGCGATGGGTAACGCGCGCGTGCGACAGCGAGGCGGGGAGAGCCTTCGTGACGACGTGGGAAGACGAGGAGAGCAGTGTCTAACGTATCCCCCTTGGCGCCTAGGCGCCTAGAGGGAACAGGCAGCCGTGGCCCCGGGGCGTAGTACCGGGGCGCTTTTTCAGAGAAAGGTGCAGGTACAGGGGAATGACGCGACTCGAATACCTCGAGTGGTGGGATGAGGAGTGGCCTCAATGCGGATGCTGCTCGCGAGACGTGTGGCAGCTACTACTACACGTGCTCGAGTGTCTCGAGCGTCCCGCGGAAGCGGAATGCGCCGGCTGGAAGCAGCTATGGGCCAACGTATTGCCCCAGGGAGCCGTGGGGGAGCAGTATCTCGCCGTCTTAGATAAGCACGATCTCATCGAGCACGGCTCCGGCATCCGCTGCCCCTGGCTGACGCAGAAAGGTGAGCTGCTACTCGCGGCGATGCGAGAGTACGGAGACCCGGAGGGGCAAGATAGAGTCGCGGCATTCGAGGAGGCGTTCAAGTGAGCGGCGTCTTCATCGTCTGCCCGACGCTTCGGCGTCCGCATCCCAGGTGCGAAGAGAGCCTCACGCTTCTCCGCGATACGCTCAACGCCGAGGGCGTGTCTACACCACCCGTCAAGTACAGCTCCGTCTGCCCCCTCTATTTAGCTAGAAGCATGCTTGCCGACAGGTTCCTCGAGTCAACAGCAAGCGTAATGCTTTCCGTCGACGACGACACCTCATTCAGACTCGAGGATGCGAAGGCCATTGTCGGCCCCGTGCTTGACGGCATCGCTGACTTTACTGGCGCCTCCTACGGCCCGCGTAGGCTTAGCATGAAGGCGCTTCGCGAATCCGCGAAAGACGACTCGAAGAGCGATATCGAGGTGCTAGAAGACGCCGCGCCCCTCTTCTGCGGGCAGATGACAGACGCAAGCTTGACTGGCAACGGCGTCAAGGGCTTCTACTACGCCGACCACTTCCTCATGGAGGTGGATTGGGTAGGCGGGGGCATGTTCTGTATATCGCGACGCTGCGTCGAAGCGCTGCTCACCGCCTACCAAGGGATGCTGCTCTTCGACAACGCCATCAACGCCGACGGCATCTGGCAGAGTGACGACATCGTCATCGGTAACAGGTGGAAAGCCATCGGCGGCGTGAGCTACTTCGACGCACACAGCAGGCTGATTCACTGGGGCGAGTTCGGCTACAGAGCCGCCTTCGACCGCCGGGCCAAAGAGGAAGGGTTTGCCTTTATCGAGACGCCGCCGCGCGCTTTCGACGTCGACATGCGCCTGCATCCGCAAGCTATTCGCAACGCGCGGCACCCCGGTATCTTGCTGCGCGCGATGCGCGAGAAGGCGGGGTTGACGCGTGAGCAGCTTGCGGAAGCGCTGAAGGTGCCGCCGAGCTACGTGCATAACGTGGAGGGGGGAGGGATTGCACTGGTGGGCGCGCTGGCGATGGCGTGGAAGGCGCGGTGCGGTGTCGACGTGGCATGAACTAGCCGCTGAGCGCGATTTAGAAAGCGCTCTGATCGATACTCCACACTGGGGCAGTATAGTCGCGGAGGTTCGCCGCAACCTACTGGCGGGCCACTACAAGGATCAGCGCATAGTCGATGCTATCTTCCAACGCGACAAGCGCGCCGGAAGATTGACGTTCGAGGAGGCGCACTGTTTCGCATGCGTATGGTGCGCTATCGCGGCCGGTGACATAGCCGTAGGGACTGTCACTGTGGGCGGAACACCGTACGCCGATGCTCAAGTCGACGATAACCTGGCCGCGCTGCGCAGACTGCCGCAGCTATTCGACGTGACCATCAACCGATCCGCTAACGGCGATGGGCTACTGACATGGTCCTCGCCGATGTTCATGTACAGACGCACCCCAAACACAGACATCAAGGAGAAAGTGCGCGTACCCGCCGGCTCGTTAGCGTTGGAGATCGGTACGACGATGGCCAGCCGTACGTGGATGCACTTCACTACAGGCTTCGGTGTTGCTCGCTGGCCTTACGGAAGTCCATGCGTAGTCATTCTGCGACGGCTAGATTGGGACGGCGCTTCTGTATTGCCGCCTGGCGACGATGGATTGGAATCGTTTACCACAGAGTAACCGCGCGCCGTGCGCGCGCGTCAGCGTCCACCTGCCTCCGGTCGTACCGCGCGGTAGTGCGGGGGCTCTCGTGCCCCATCAGACGTTGCACCGTCGCCAGATCTAGCCCCGCCTCGAGCAGGAACGTGCAGTACGTGCGCCGACAGTCGTGTGGCGTGAAGCTTTTGACCCCCGCACCGGCTGCCGCGGCCGCGCAGAGACGCCCTAGCCACTGCGAATTGAGCGCCTCGAGCCCCTTCCGGCCCTCGAGCCGTACGAAAAGCCAGGGGCGCTTCACCTTCAGCGCCGCGCGAGCCTCGAGCCAAGCCCCCAAACAGGCGCTTTCCGACGCCCCCACGGGCACCTCGCGCTCCTTTCGGCCCTTCCCGACCACGCGGACGACCCCCTCGGCGTCCCACGCCTCCACGGGGGCGCAGCAAACCTCTTCCGCACGCAGCCCCGCACCGATCATTAGGGCGAAACACCCCCGCACAAGGGCCCCGTACGCCCCTGCTAGCCCCTGCGACCACGCCCGAAGCTTGCTCAACTCCTCCGAAGTGAGGCTCCTACCGGCTGCGAGTGAGCTCCCGCGGGGCGTTTCTACGCTGCGGAGCAGCTCATACCGCTCCCGATTGATGCAGCCGAGCTTCCAAGCGTGCTTGAAAACGCTCCTCAGAGCTGAAAGGGTGACCGCGACGGTGGCCCGGCGGTACCGTTTCACCAGCTCACCCCCGATAAAGGCGACGTCGGGGTACTCCAAAGAGCCCCACGGGTAGCTGCGCCACCCCTCAGGCTCTTTATCTACGTCCACGCCGAGGCACTTGAGGGCTCTTTTGAGCCCCTCTCTAAGCGTCTCCTGGCTCCTAGAGGAATAAAGAGCGTCAAAGGCGGCCTCCGCGGCTAGCGCGCGCGGCGCGGCGCGCACCACGCGACCCCCTACAGCCTTCGCCGGCACCATGGGGCGCGCGGGCTCCTCTGTAGGTACAGCCGGAAGTAGTACTAAAGCATCGATATCGTTGACTTTTTCGTCGATCATGGCCTTCTCCAGAGGGCCTAGTTGCTATTAGGCCCACGTGAGAGAGCCTACCGCGCAAGGCTTTTCACGGCCAGTTTCCAGCGCCTTTGGTGCGATAAAGTACGCTACGAAGCCCGCCAGGCGGGCTCTTTGGCCTAGCCCCCGTGCGGGTTTCTGGCGCACCAAGGAGACGTCTAGCCTCGCCAGCGGGCCCGCTCGGGGGGAGGCACGGATGGGGAGGGGTGCCTCGTGAGGCTTTCCTGGTGTCTCCTAGGCGCTACGGCTGAGGTAGGATGTTCTCCCACCTTGTCGTCGAAAAACCCGGACGAAGCGAAACCGCGTACGCGGCTACGCGGGGAGGTGCGTAGGCTTCGCGCCAAAGCCGGCTCGGCCGACGGGATTCCGCTAGCTTAGCCGTGGCACGGGGGGTGCAACTACCCCTTTTGACGGCGCGCAGTAGGGCGCCAGGCAGGGTAACCAGCCCTGAACGGGGAGCGCGACTCCCCGCCCGCTCAGTACGGGGTCCGACCGAAGGGAAAGCCTTCGGTGCCCGGCAGTACAGGGTATGCCTGGCGCTCGCGTCCCACGCGAAGGGACGGCGCGACGGCCATAGCAGCCTAAGCCCGCGTCCCACGCGCGAACCGCGTGGGAAAGGGTGCCCCCGATCGTAAGTCTCTCGCAGAGTCGTCCACGCCGCGTGACGTGGCCTCGCGAGACAAGGTCCAGAGGGGGAGCGCACTTCTAGAAAGCGCGAAAGAGCTCGGCGGAACCGAGCCACCCAAGGCATGTTGCAAAGCCCGAGATACCGAAAGCGCGCGCAAGCGCGTAGGGGTTAGGCACGAGAGACGCGTAACGCACGTCACGTGCCCCGGTTGACTGACAATCGACCGCGCGCTTTCGGATGTATCGGTCGCGATTCGTCAACGTCAAACTCGGACGAGGCGCGACCGATGCAATTCTATAGCGACAGAAAACGGGAGCATGAGAAGTACGCCTTGCCGAATTGCGAGGTGTTCTACGTCAGCAAGGGCGAATGGTGGTACGACGACGCTGGCGAACGTTGTGATCCGTACGCGTGCCTAGCGTGCGCTACCGAGGAGTGTACCGAGCACCCTGGCGGGCCATGTGAGGCAGGCTGGTACTACTGGTTTTGCTTCCCCGGATGTCTGCCGGATAGCGAACCGTCGGGCCCCTACGATAGTGCAGAAGCCGCTATCGCGGAGTGCCGTGAACTGTGGGAAGACGAGGAGTCGTGAGCTCGAATCCGCGAACGTTTCAACCTACTACCGTCGCCAACGCCTACGATGAGGCGCTCGCATACCTCGGCGGCAAGTCGAGCCGCAAGATCGCGCATAACACCTACCTCGCGAAGATCTTCGACGGCTGTATCGCGGTCACCTACCACGGTAACGCAGTCATTCAGTACCGCACTGATGGGATCTACGTATCCTCATGCGGTTGGCGCACGTTCACCACGAAAGAGCGCCTGAACTGGTTTCTCCCGCGCGGCACGTGGGACGGTGAACGCTGGCACGACAACGTCGGGGTGTACCAAGAAGCCCGTGAGTGGTATCTCGCAGGGCCGGAGCCGCACCGCGTGCGGCGGTTTGAGGACGGAATGGTGGTCTAAGGCGATGCGAAAGCACTACGAAGCGGATAGAGAGACGTTTTCGGCACCCGCTTACGCCATCAATGGGTGGCGCGGCGTTGCGTGGCACGTGCTCGGATGGGAGACGGTGCCCGATGAGGACACGGAGTGGTCCGGCTGCGAGGTGCGTACGGGGAAAGTCGTTTGCTGCATGGTAGGCGATGATCGGTACTTCGCCTACAGCCCTGACGAGCTAACTCCTATCAAACGGAGCGAATACTGCGGGGGGTGCGGGCAGATCGGGTGTGGGTGCGACGCGTACAGTGAAGAGGAGGAAGAGGAGAAGGAATCATGAAAGGGTGGATCGATATCGGCTCCGACGTCAACTGGAGTGACTACGGGGGCAGGTGGGCGCGGCGCGCTCCCGATGGGAGCTACTACGTGATCGACTTCACGAACATGTACGACGCGTGCGGTGAGGAAGAGTGCAAGCGCGACGGACAGGCGCAATACGTGTGCGAGGTGAAGCGCGTCGACTTGGTAGGCGGTATCGACGGCACGACTCTCGCCCGCGCGCTCGAATACGTAGGTTGGCGCATAGTGCTCGGTGAGGGCATCGTCTCCGACCAAGGCGACTTGGTCGCACCTAAGCAGACTCCTCAGTGCGAGCTCGCATGTGTCGAGGCGTGCGTCTCCTACGGGTGCGCCGCGCCGCTCGAATCCTTCAGCGGCAACAAGCGGGCGTCGTGGATTCGCGCCGAGGCGCGCCGCTACGCCGAAACGTGCATGCGCGACGACGCGCTACTCGAGGAGCGCCTACAGCGCCCCGTCAACGCCATCGGGAGCACCGCGGCGGAGTACGGCCGGGGGGATCTCGATTCCGCTTTGAATCGCGGACCGTTCGATACGTCCAAGAACATCATGCGCAAGCTGCATGGCTTGCCCCCAGTAGAGGAGAACGGCGATGGGTGAGACGTACAAGATCGTCCGGCACTTCTTCAAGCAAGAAAACGAGGTCATCAAAACCGGACTCACGCTAGAAGAGGCGCAAGAACACTGCAACAACCCTGAAACGTCCTCGCGCACGTGTACGAAACGCGCGGGGCTCCGCCGCACTGAAGAACGGGGGCCGTGGTTTGACGGCTACGCGGAAGAATGAGCGCCGCCGCTCGTTTCGCCGACGCGCGTCTCGCCCTCGCCTACCTTCTCGGGGGCCATGCGCGCGTCACGCTCGTCAGTAAAAAGACGCAGGCGCGGTACACCTACCGCGTCAACATCAGCAAAGACAAGCGTCGCTTCTACGTCGCGGTGCTGACGGGGGCCGACAACGGGAGTGCTTACGAATTCATCGGCACTATCTTCCCCGACGTCGACGTACCGGGGGAAGGAGCGCGCTTCGCCTACGCGCAAAAGAGCCTACTCGCACCTAACGCTGCGTCGGTAGTGGCGTTCGCCTGGACGTTTCCGAAACTGGCGCGGGGCGTAATGCCCGAAACGTTGGAGGTGTGGCACGAAGGTGTTTGCGGAAGATGCGGGAGAGCTCTTACCGTTCCCTCGAGTATCGAAAGCGGCTTGGGGCCTGAGTGCCAAAAGAAAACCATACGTGGCCACTATGAATTCGGGCAACTAGCCGAGTTTGAAGCCGACTTGAAAGGAGACCTACGCAAGTGAACGCCGACCTCATCGCCAAGATCAAGAAGCTTCGCGCCCTCGCCACGAGCACAAACGTCAACGAAGCGGCGAACGCCGCCGCTGCAGCCGAGCGGCTCATCGCAGAGCACCAGCTTAGTGAGGCAGATCTCGCTACCGAAACCGTCGCGCCTGGCGAGGCGTGTGAAGCCTTCACCGACCCGCTTTTCTCGCACGACGGCGAACGCCGCACTTACTGGAAAGAGTGGCTCGCGGCGGGCCTAGCGCGGCTCTATGGCGTAGTCCTCGACTGCACGTGGGTAAAAGTGCAAGCGAAACTCCCCTACTACCCGTACACCGGTACCGCTTCGCGCGTCGGCTTCACCGCTATCGGCACGAAGAGCGACGTGGAGCTACTCCGCTACCAGTACGCCTACCTCTCAAGCGAGATTGAGCGTCTCGCACAAGCGTTTCTCGACGGCAATAGCTTCGCGCGAGGCGAGGCCAAGACTGCGGGCAATAGCTTCCGCGTCGGCGCCGTCGAGGGCGTCATTGCAGCTATGCGCGAGGCGCGGGGCGCTACTGTCGTGGAGCACTCCGCCAAACACGGCAGCGGTGCGGCGCTCGTGCTCGTGTCGAGGCGCGACGCCGCCGTGGAGCTTCACAAGAAGCTACACCCCGACAAGTACAAGAAAGACGGCGGTGTGAAAGGCTGCACTACTGTGCGCTCCAACTGCAACGGGGCAGCGCGCGAGGCTGGCCGGCGCGCGGGCGCTGCGCTGCATAGCGCGGGCGCACTGGCGGGCGGCGCTAGCCGTCAACTAGGAGGCGGCAAGTGAAAGTCACCGGCCAGCTGCGCATTCCCGAGTGGTTCATCATGGCCGGCGTCCTGCACTGGACCTACAGGGGCGTTCGCTACGCGAGCCCCATCGTCGCCACGTGCCCGAAGTGCGGCAAGCGCGCCGTGATTGAACTGCCGGCGGCAATTCTTTCAAGCCAACCAGACGCGACGACACACGTGTGCCATCCGCTCCTACTGGGGTGTAACCACGGCTTCAAACTGGAAAAGGAAGATTCGCAATGAATACCTCGCTCATCGACAGTATCTCAGGTCTGCTCTTCGTCAAAGGCGTCGGCGACGCCAGCGAGCACACCGCGTGCATCATGAGCGCGGCGCGCATCCTTGCCGGGGAGGCTAGCGTTGACGATACGCGAAACGACAGCTGCGCACGCGTTTGCCCCGTCGTGCGGCGCTTCGCCGTTGGCGCCAACGACTGGCGCGGCTGGAAGAACGACAAGGAGCGCACCGAAGCGCTTCTGCCTCTCGTGCCGCTCCTGCTCGACACCCATACCGACGATAAGAGTATCATCGTCAAACGCGCCTTCATCCTGGCGGATGTCGCGATCCACGTCTTTGCGCCAGCGGCGCTGGACGCGCGCGGCTTCAAGGAGCACGCCGCGAAGCTGCGGGGGCTGCCCGCGATTGTCGACGCTAAAACGGCGCGCGAAGCGCACACCGCCAACGCCGCCTACGCCGCCGACGCCGCCGACGCCGCCTACGCCGCCGACGCCGCCGACGCCGCCAACGCCGCCGTCTACGCCGCCGACGCCGCCAACGCCGCCGTCTACGCCGCCGACGCCGCCAACGCCGCCGTCTACGCCGCCTACGCCGCCGACGCC